CTCTGCTGATTTCTTTTCAGAAAGGTACTTACGTCTCAGTTGGGTCACTAAGGAATCGGGGCTGTTGAAGTCGATCTGTTCTTGCTTGAGACGCACGCCTTGGGAGGACATGACCATTGCGCAGGGGAGCACGGCCATCTGCCGCTGGTAGCCTTGCCAGTTCTTGTCCTTGGTCGATGCGCCCTTGATGCCCTTGGGGGTCATCTCGCGCAGCATGGCGAACAGGGCCAGCGTGCGGTAAGCGTCGAGAGAGGCGTACTTTTCTAGGGCCTCTCCATTTCTCTGAAAAGAAAGATTGAAGTCGGCGGCTACTTCGGATTTGCCCTGGGGGTTGATGGCGGTGGGGTAGCCGTCTCGGGCGGCTTGTTGGCGGGCCTGGAGCGTGTGTTGGTGGAGCAGCTTCTCGTCGTCGCTGGGAATCATCAGGTAGTAGGTGGCGCAGTCCTTGAGGCCCGCAGGGGGCTTGGGACGCTTGTTGTCACGGGCGTGGGCCAGAACGGCTACGTCGTGCAGCTCGTCGCACTGGACGCGGTGCAGAGGCGCACAGAGGGTGCGGCGGTAGCCGGGGCGGGCGCAGTCGTAGAGCGTGGTCGATGACCAGGGCTTGCCGCCCACCGAGGCGAAGTCGAAGTACAGGCCCACCGAGGCGAGGGCCAGTAAGTCGAAGGGGGTGTTGAAGAAGACCAGGGAGTGGCCTTCCAGGTAAGCCGCTAGAGAGTCTAGGGCTTGTTGAAAGAGTAGGCTTCGGGGGGAAGGGAGTCTGGTCTTAGGGTTGATGAACCAGGACCAGTTCTTGCTGGTTCCCGGTAAGCCCTTGGACCAGGGTTGGCCGATAGCCTGCCCCCTTCCCCCCTCTGCCCAGGTTGACACGAAGAACGGCCGGCAACCGTGGCGGATATGCAGCCCCGTCGTCTCTGTGTCAACGGAGATGTACACCGTAACCGTCCTTGGATTTGGTGATTAGCTGGGTTGTCAGGATGGGTTCCCCGGACGGCGGCGCTGTCAAACCACCGTCCGGGGTTCCCTCAACGGCCCCTTGCGGGTCCGACTAGCTCACTCTTCTTCGGACTCTTCGATGGGTTCGAGCTTGTCGAACTCCACGTCGCTCAGCTTCTCGCCGTCGTCGTCCTTGAGGGTCACGGTCTGCTTCGTCTTGTTGACGGTCAGCACCGTGTACTCCAAGGAGCGACGCTTGCCCGGCGGCTTGTAAAGGACGATGTCGCCCTTGGTGGGCGTCCAGTCTTCGGCCGCCTCTTCTTCGACCGCTTCCTCTTCGGCTTCCGGTTCGGGCTCGGCGGCCTTTGCCGGCTTGGCCTTGCCCTTGGCTGCCTTGGGGGCTTCGGCGTCGGCCACGCGGCAGTCCACGTCGTAGTATCGCAGCGACTTCTTCTTGCCCTTGTCCGGGCCGTCCTTCTCTTCGATCTCGGTGTCGATCACCGAGAACTGGACGCGGTACTCTTCGCCCAGCTTGTCCCCGATGTACTCCTTGATGCCGGCTTCGTCGAACTGCGACAGGTCGGCCGAGTCTTCGGGGAACAGGGTCTTGAGACGCTTGACGAGCTGGGTGAATGCCCGGTCGCCGTAGTCTTCTGAGAAGGTGAACTTCTTGGCGACCGAGGCGCCAACGTACTCGCCTTCATCGACGGTGATGGTCTCGATCAGTTGGGGAACGCCTTTCATCGTCCCCGTCGCGATCACTTCGCCTTCCATCGTCAGGACGCCGACGTAGCTGCCGGGGTTCATGCGGATGCGGTTGCTGCCGGGCTCGGCTTCGCGGGCGTCGGCATAGTGCTCCTTGGCCTTCTTCTCAAAGGCAGCGAGAAACTTGGACATAACAATCTCCTAGGGGCGTCGTCCAGGTGAGTGATAGCCCTGTCGGACGACGGACAGCTACAGGGCAAAGAGATAGAGAACTACTTGGCCTTGGCAGTCTTCTTGGCGGCCTGTCGCTTGCGTGCGGCGGCTGCTGCTGCTTCGGCGTCCAGGTCGCGGTTGAAGTCGTACAGCTCGTTGTTGTACGCCGCCTGGAGGGCCTTGCCGACTTCCATTGGGTCGTGGGGAACAGCGAACTGGAAGAGGGGTTCGCCGTCGGGTTGCAGGAACACGTCGTCCCGACCGCAGGCGCATTCCACGACGTTGTCATGGTTGCGGATGGTCATGGTGCGTTGGGCTCCCTTGGCCTTCTCTTCCGGCACGCCCGAGTAGCCGTAGTAGATCACGAACTCGCACATGTCCTTGACCACCTTGGCGGCGGCCGGCTTGCAGGACAAGTCGAAGCGTTCGTACTCGGTGCCGTCGGCCATCTCTTCGGTCTTGATCTTTTCGTGGGAGAGGGCCACGAAGGACTTGCCACACTCGTTGAGGGCCTGGAAGACGGTCTCGAATTCGATCTTGATGGCGTCCCAGATAGCCGGCGCGTCACGCTTGGCGTCCTTGGGGTGATCGACGTTGTGCTTTGCGCAGACGTGCTCGAAGCAAGCGTCGTAAGCCTTGTCGATAGAGTCGATCACGGCCACAACGCGGTTGTCGTCTTCGCAGAAGAGTTCCAGGTAGTCCTTGAACGTGGCCCAGGTGAGACGGCGGTTCGTCTCGGTGGGGACTTGCAGGATGCGGAGGTTGCGACGGCCGGGCTCGAAGCGGAAGTTCAGGACCGTCTTCTTCCCCTTGCCGTAGTGGTCGTCGAGCATCCACTGAATGGCCATTGCGGCGGTTGTCTTGCCGATGCCCTTCCGGCCGTAGATGCAGACAGGCTGCATGAAGAAGAACTCGTGGGGCTCGATGAACTTCGTCGGGAGCGACAGCTTGACGGGAGTGGGCATGGACAGCAAGGGGGTTGGCGGGTGGTGAAGCGAGTAGGGCCGTATTCTAGCGGAAGGCTAAGGCGTGTCAAGGGGGGTAGACGGAACTATACTAACTCGCTGTGGGCTGAGGAACGCTGGAAGTAGGGGGCCCGTAACCCTAACACGATTAAGTCGTACAGGTCGGCCTTGCCGTAGGGCGTCACCAATGCGGGCAAGTTTGTGAAGTGAGACGGGTGGCGGCCGTCGCTTCTTTCTGGAAGAAAAGGGGCTCGATGGACCTCCCGCCACCAAGTCAGGAAGGCTTGGCAGATGGGAACCAGTTGTTCGGTCTCGAAGCGGGCCATGTCGTCCTTGGTGATCTGGACTTGCCACCGAAGGAAGTAGTTGTCGGGCTTGCGGCGGCAGTCGTTGGCCAGCCGGATCAGGTAGGCTTGTTGGGTCTCGCCTTGGGTCTGTCGGAGAGAGGGCCGTTTGACGACGTTGTAGAGGATCAGGCCGGGTGCTTCGTTGTACTCCCTCCACATGGACCAGCAGTAGACGAGTGTTTGCAGGTCGGAGCGGAGTAGGTCGGCGATAGCCTTGCGGTCGATGTTGCTCTTGGTCTTTGTCTCGAAGAGGCCGAGGGTGCCCTTGGCGGTGCGGAACTCGCCGTCACGTCGGCCGGCAATAGGGAGTTGTTCGCCGAGCACACGCAAGGGTTGCAGGAAGACGGCTTCTCGGCGGGTCCATTTGATGGAGCTGTCTTGAGTCTTGTAGTGCGCGGCGTAGAGCGGGAAGAGGGTCTTAATCTGGGCGATCATGAACTCCACGTCGCGGATGGCGTGGCTGTCGCCGTTCTTCTTGAAGTCCTTCAGGTAGGCGTCAATCCCTTTCCAGGGGGTAGACGTGCCTTGGTGTTCTTGCGCTAGGTGCCAGAGACTGCCGTAGACAATGGGGACCGACGCCTTGCGGGATGCCCAGCCGTCGATGTACTTGAGGGCGAACTGCTCGCGGCAGGTGCTCCAGAGCTTCATGGCCGAAACGGTCAGGCCCATCGCGGGGGTCCAGAGCAGTTTGCGGGCCGCTCGACGGACGGCTTTCTTCTTAGCCATTGCGCAAGTCCTTGAGCCAAGTCGAGAGATTGCAGACGAACGTAGCGCCGGGGACAGACATCCTGCCGCCGTTCCTTAAGACGTAAGCAGGGTGCTGTAGCTCCAGCACTTTCTCTGGAAGAAAAGAGCCGAGGTGCTTCCGTTGGGCGGCTGCCGTCTTGCCGAGGAAGACGACGCCACGGGGCTGGAAGGCGGCGAACAGGGCTTCAAGACGTGGTGAACAGGCGGCCACTTCTTGGGGTGACGGGGGGCGGACGCCGCCGGATGCTTTGTTGTCGCGGTCGGCGTAGGGGACACAGCCCAAGACGTTGATGAAGCCGTAGCGGAGTCTGCCGGCTAGGTCGGCGGCGGCTTCTTCGATCAGCAGTTCGACGAGCTGGCCGGAAGGACCGATGAAGGGGACGCCCAGGATGTTCTCGGTCTTTCCGGGGGCCTCTCCCACGAAAAGTATTTCGGGCTTGTCGGCTCCACGATACTGGACGACCTTCATCCGGTCCCGGCAGAGTGGGCATCGCTGGCACTTGGCCCAATCACGGACGATCGGGGCGATCTTAGCAGGAACTTTGGTTCGCACGCTTCCCCCTTGGCTCGGTCGAGACGTTTGCGGTGCCACTTGTCTCGGTGGGACTGGAAGCGGGCGATCATATCGTTCTGTTCTTCGGGTGACAAGAGGATTCCACGGGCCCCTAATCTTTTTCCTTCTTCCGAGTAGCGGAACGAGAAAAAGTTTGGAGGGGTGGTTGTGCTTCCCTGGTGGAGTTCCCCCCGGTTGAACTGGCCACGCAGCTTGGCGATGGTCACGTTGACCGATTGGGGGTCGATCAGTTGTTCGACGCGGCGGACCTTGCGGCCGAAGTCGAAGTTGCTCAGTTCGATGAGCAGGATTTCGTCCGTCATCGGCTTCTTGCCGCTGCTATACAACAGTTCGTTGCGGGCCAGCAGGTGGCAAAAGACGTACAGGAATGTCTTGCGTGCTGGTTTCATGGTTATTGTTGGGGTTAGGGTTAGTTAGCGTAGTCAATCAAGTCGTCGGCTTGGCCACTGTAAGCTAATATGCCCGCTCGCGGCGCCGGGTCGCCGTTCGCGTACCACTGGCCGAGCGGGATTGACCAATACTCGCCCGCCGTCTCGGGATGGATCGCGTTGTATGTCGGTACTGCCGCCAACGCGGCGTCGTAGTTGCTAAACCAATCAGTGATCTCTCCCCGTTCATCGCCTACGTCAATCGTAGCGCGTTGGAACAAGGCAAAGCCGAAGCGGGTGTCGCCGGCGCTGATAGGCACTTGCGCGTTGAGCCCTGAGAACTGACAGACCATCGTCTCGTCGGCGTCCAGCGTCACTCCCGCGGACGGGCTTATCACGCCTACCACCAAGCTGTGAAGAAAAGCGTTGCATTGCGCCGGCGTCGGGCCGCTTGGGTCGGCAAGAATCAAGTGGATTGCCACGCCTGAGTTGTCTATCCCCCGCGCTGCGTGCCTCGCTGCTGTGCGGCATGGGTAGATTCTCGCCGCTTCTCCTACTGAGGGGGCGTGTACCGTGCCCGGCGTGTCTCTCGCTTTGGCCGAGAGCGTTTCGTTGGAGCGGTTGAGGTGACTGCTCACACCGAAGAAGCAGTCGAACGTATTACAAATGTCTGACGCAGACGCACCGTAGTTGGACGTTTGCCGGCCGAGGATGTAATCACAACCCCAGTCGTAGTTGCTGTTGGGAACGATTGCTGCTTCGGCGCCGTACGTTTCAGGGTGCTTGAACGGCTTCTCCGTGTCGTTCGGTGGCGGATCGTTCGTGGGCACGTCGGGGATTACGTGCCCGTAAAACCCGATGTCGTAGCAGTAAGTGTGAACCATTGCCGCCGTGATCGGTGGGTCGGACGAAAACGGCCGTCGGACGTTGCGGACCATCATCCCGTGATTCGACGCTAACTGCTCGTTGACGGTAGGCGGATTTCCGAGCGTCGCCTTCGCGCAGCGGAACCGGCGAGTAATGTCCCCCAGGTCGTCGGGAAACTCCGAGAAGGGGAACGTCTCTTCTTCGAGCTTTGTCCAGAGCGCGTAGGGGAAGGCGTGCGCGTCGAAGTAGAGGGCCGAGAACGTGCTGTTCTCCGAAACGCGGGCGCTACGCTCTGGGTTAGTCCAGGTGTAGACCGTGGGCGTTGCTTGGTTGTAGCCCCACACGACAAGCGTGTTCGTGTCGAAGTTAGCCGTTACGGTTCCGTCCGAAGCGTAGTTGCCGCGGCGAATTTGCCAAACGAAATGCTCAGGGCCGACAAGCGTTTTGCGGGCCGGAACGCCGCAGTCGTAATGGTGGCAGAGCTTCCACTCTTCGTCCCATTTGATGAAGTCGCCGGCCGGTTCCTTGATAAGCCACGCGGCCTCCAGCTCGAAAATGGCGTCTTCTCGGTCGGCGGCGGATTCTTGCTCGCCCTTGGTCGTCTTGTGCGTGCGGACGTAAGCGAGCCCGGCCACCAAGTCGTCGGTATTGCACGAGCCTTGGGGGATGTAGTTGATCTGATACCACACGCCGTTGCGCTGCGCGGGCTCCATCGCCGCGCCGTTGGCGAACTGAGAGCCGGCGACCGAGTGCGGGACGTAGGTCACGCCCCCTTCCTCGATTGGCTCTAGCGTCGCCCGCAGCGTGTTCTGTGCAAGCACTCTCTTACGGATTTCGTCTCGCTGGTAGGATGCGTGGGGGTAGTCCTCGTTGATAAGGTCGGGCGGCGGCTCGGGGATTTCGATAAACATAGGGACGCGAGTCAGCGTCAGTCCGCATGCGCAGCTACCGCCACCCCCAACCCAGCCGTACAGGCTGGTGGCCCCGTTGTCGGTTTCGACGACGCTATACCGGCGCCCGCGCCCTTGCTGCCCCATTGCCTAGCTCCAGGTGTATTCCTTGCAGCCGACCCAAAGGATGTCGAGCGTGCCGAGTGACGTACGGACGACGTAGCCCCGGCGTGCTTTGCCGGAAGCAATCTGGATGGCCGATGCGGGGTCGTCCCAGTAAGCCGTCTCTCCTGCGGACGCGGGTACGCGCTGGGCGTCGCTTGACCCAATCGTGTCGAGGTACACGGTTGCCGTTGTGCAGGTAATCGTGGTGCCCGAGGTGGTCGCCTTGGCCGCCCCCGTGGTGATCCAGCAGGGAGTGACCGCCCCACTAGCGCCCGATTCACCCGCTGCGTACAGGTCGTAGTCAACACTCGATTCGGTGCGTACCCCGATGAACTGGCTCAGCAGGACTTGGTGATGATTGGCTTTGGGAGTCGATCCTGCTTTGGCGGGAGAGAGCAAGACGCGGACTTCGGCGCCGACGCTCCACGCCGTGCCGCTCCACGTCAACAGGTCGGCCTTGAATACTTTTCCGACGCCGCTGATGGTGGCTACGCTCAGTGCGTCGTCGCCCGCTGATACGCTCGACATCGTGTTCGACTTGATGCGAACAACTTTGGTGTTGTCGGAACCGTTCGACGCCGTGATGACGTAGACGATCTTCCACTCGTCGGGGATGCCCGTCGGCTTGAGGAAGACTAGGTCGTCGATCTCGGGGGCGAAGCCGTTGTCGAGGGCGTCGGTCACCCCCACGGCTAAGGGGGGGCCTACCAGCACGCTCACGTCGTCAACGCCGAAACTCGATGTCAGGCTGACAAAGCCAGATGTCACCTTGGCGATTAACAGGTGGTCGCCACTCCCTTCCACCATCACCGCTTTCCAAGCGGCGTCGGCTTCGTAGGCGCCAATCTTGGTCCAGTTGGCCGCTTCGCTCGCGTTGAACGTGCCGGCGAAGGACGTGCGGCTGCTGTTGCTGGTGTAGATTTCTACCAGGGTGCCGGCGATGTCGGAGCGGTCGGCTTTCCGCTTATCGCCTGCTGTGTACGCGGTTGACGGGGCCCAGTCGAGGATGGCCGGTTGGTTCCAAGGGGTGCAGAGGATGCCAACCCCTTCAGGGACTTTCAGGCCGTGCGGGTTGCCTACGACGACGGGGGGAGCACCGAGCGGGTCCATCCCGATGTACTCACGAACAAACGAGTTGATCGTGATGTAGGGGTCGGTCGGGTCGGCGGCTTCGTAGGCGACTGCAACGAAGTGTGGGTGGTCTTCACCCCCACCGCCGCCACCAGCGTCGTTCGAGCTTGCCGGGGCTGCTGCCGCTACCCAGATGTCGGACCAGTAGTCGTAGTCCACCCGGAAGCGTTTGCCGACCCCAATGGTTTCTTCGGTGGCGTTGAGGAACGAGATGGTTCCTAGTGACTGCCACGATGCGCCTTCTGCGTCACCACGGTTGCGGTAGACGGCGGGGCCGGTGCCTACAGCGTACTTGGCGACGCTGCTCGATGACTCCACCATCGCCCAACGGGCTTCGGGGAGTTCCACCAGCCAGTTGACTAGTTCGTCTTGAGCGGGGCGGTAGTCGTCGAGCGTCTGGTAGGGGTTGTGCGTGCCGTGAAAGACGGTGCGGGGACGACGGCCGAAGTCGAGGTCGATGCGTGGAAAGTCTACGTCGGCGAAGTAGGGAGGGAACATCGCTAGCTCGACGCTGAACTGGTCCCCTAGCTCGGCTTGGAGCTTGCGGTCAACCAGTTCTTCGGCCAGTTCTTGAGCGAGCGTGTCCCCCTTGTTGGTGAAGCCGCTTTCGTAGGCCCGCCACCAAGCAAAGCCTGTCGCGTGGAGGGGCTGCTTAGTCCCCGTGCGGACGGATGCGTAAGGGATCAGGGAGATGCCGCGCGAGTCAAGATCGATCAGCCGTTCGCTGGTCGTTATCTCGACAGAGTAGGGCCCCTTGTCGTGTATCTCTTGGGGGGATTTAGGGTCGCTGCTGCCCCCGACCTGCGGCCGAGTTCTCTGGAAGAAAACGACGTACTTCTCGGGGACGGGGTAGGAGCGGCGGCGGTTGATGGCGGACAGCAGGCGGGCGGATGCGGCAATCTTTCCCGCGTCGGTGTCTGAACCGGGAAAGCGGTCGGAGTCGCCGTTGAGAACTTCGGTGAGCGTCTTGGGGTTGGCGTGGTTGGTGGCGGCTCCGCAAGGAACGACCAGGAAGGTGCCGTCTTCCTTGGGGCAGATGGTGTTGCCGGTGGCGTGGAGCACTTGGCAGATGGCTTCCCACACGCTGACGCCGTAGAAGCGTAGGTTGATGGGCCCCCGCCAGAGCTGGTCCTTGTTGACGCCCCCTGCTGTCCCTTCCCCTTCTTCGGGCTCGACGGGGGCTTGCGCGAAGTGTGTTGTGTCGAGAGGGGTGACACTACCGCCGACGAGTGTGTAGGCGTCGGGAAGTAGGCTTACTAAGTCGTCGAGAACCGTCTGCCAAGTCCAGCGTGTGCCGCTGTTGGTGGAGTGTTCGTAGAAGCGAAGGGCTTGGGTGTCGGCGGCCGAGTCGTACTCTACTCGTTCGAGCAGGTTGTAAGACTTGTTGACGGTTGTCTGTGTCTTGAAGACGTGCCGTAGGTCGGACATCTTCAGCAGGATTTTCTGCGCGTCGTTGACCGCTAGCGATTCGGAGAGGGATTGGAAGCCGTTCTTGCCGGACTCGTCGATAGACGACGCGCCGACGAAGACGAGGTTCTGGTAGGTGATGATCGCCGGCAGGTCGTTGGGTCCGTTGGGGTAGACCTGCTTGAGACCGGGGCCGGCGACAAGGGGGAGCGTCAGGTAATGCTTGTTGGACGACAGCACCATCCGCTTGTAGGTGCGACCGTCTACCAGCATCCACCACTCGCTGGGCTCGAAGCCGGCGCGCAGGATGGCCGTGTTGGCAATCTTGGGGTCGTCAGCGCTAGGACGGATCAGGGAGCGTTCTTCGACCCCCGAAGCCGTTTCAATGCCGAGGCGGTACATGCTCAGACCCGTTTCTTGACGAAGGCTTCTTTGGCGGGCAGCGGTAGGTTGCTGCTGGGGCGTGTCTGGGCCCTGGTGCCGGCCATGCGGACGGGCATGTGGCTGCCGGCTACCTTGTGCATCGCCCGCCAAGCGCTGAGCTGTTTGAGCCGCTTGGGGTAGCCCTGGTAGATCGGGCTGCCGATGCGTGCCCTGCCGTCAAGTTCGCTCAGCTTGCCCCAACGGTTCTTGAGACGCCTTGCCATGCCCTTCCCCTCCCTAGTTCTCTGAAAAGAAAGGCTGCTAGTCGCGGGACGAAACGCAGCAGGTCCAGAGGCTGTTTTCGTTCAGGAAGAAGCGGGCTTCGCCGGTCTCACGGGCCGATAGGTAGGGAGCGGGCAGGCGGAGCAGTTCCGACATCATGACTTGCGAGCTGCGGTTGGACAGGTGGGCGTCCTTGGTTTGGTCGCCGCCGCCTTGCACGTTGGAGCCGAGTGGTTGGCGGGCGTCGTCTTTGTGGTTGCCCCGGTCTTCTTCAAGGTTGCGGAGCAGGCCGAAGCACTCGATGTCGTAGTCTGCGTGTTCAGCGCCGAAGTTCATGGCGACCAGGGGGCGGATGACTTGTTCGTCGTAGTCAACGATCAGGTCTTGGACGATTTCTTGGAGCAGGGAGTAGAAGGCTTCCTGGGGGATTTGCCGACCGGCGTACGCGCCTGTGCCTTGGGCCTTGGCGATCTCTGGGGGGACGCCCAGGGCTTCCCAGACTTCGTCGCGGAGAGAGTTGCCATACTCGGTGAAGGAAGCGGATACGTCTTGGGACTGGGGGGCGTCCCACTCCCAGTTGTTCTGGGCGTCGGAGCCGCGAGGCAGGCACATGCCGCTGCCGTTGCGGAAGTCGTCCATGATCTGTTGGGCGATGTCCCGGTTGTCGGTGCGGACCCCGGTCACGTCGGTGCTTGCGCCCTGGGGGTAGTACAGTACGCCACCGTTGAATGCGTTCTTGTAGAAGAACAAGCGGCGGCTGTCGCGGAAGCCTTCGTTGGCGTTGTACTCGTACCAAGGGATGTGCGCGCCGTAGAGGCGAGACTGGCCCCACCAACGATTCACCTCACGGCCGTGCGTGGTCCAGAAGCACTTGGGGGCCGGCAGGTAGGTGATTGTTTGCGGCATCCTGACTTGGATGCCCGACAAGACGCTGTTGTAGACAATGGGGGACGTGTCGTTGGGGCTGAGGTTGATGAGGCCGTCGAAGTTGAGACGGCCGTCGCAGATGCGGTACATGACTTCTGCGCCGTACCAACCGAACTGCATCGAGCGGAGGGCCAGCTTAGCGGAACGTGTCCAGAAGCGGTTGATCTGCTTGACGATGAACTGGCGTTGTTCTTCGTTCTGGCAGGTTACTAGGAAGCGGGAGCCGCTAAGGATGGGGCCCTTGATGAGGTAGAGCCCGAACTGGACGTGGGGGTCGGCCAACATGGCCTGGGCCAGCCAGTTGGTGAACAGGGGACGCTTGCGGTTGTAGGCCCAGATGCCGACCAGGGCCGTGTTCGACCCTTCGTACCCCGCTGTCTTGGGGGTGCGGTCGGAGACGTAACCGAACATCGCCTTGAGAGATTGGAACATGTCAGATGCCTAGGCGGTGTCGGGCTTCTTGGGCGGCGAAGTTGGCGGCGGCTTTGTCGGCGATGGCGCGGTTCCCCGTAACGAGCATCACGTCTCGCCGTAGCGACGCAAAGGTGTAGGGGTTACGGCGAGACGTTTCTTCCAGCTTCTGGTCGGCCGCCAGGGTTGTCAGGCTGCTGACGGCGATGAATCGTTCGACGACGGTGAGCTTTGCCCAGTCGAGTCCTGCTCGGGCGAGCTTGGCCCGCAGGACAAGGTTTTTTTTAGCAGCATCATCTGACCGGTGATCTCGTCAACGATCTTGGCGACAACGTACATGTTCAGCTTGACGTTGTAGACTTCTTGCAGCTTGTTGGCGAAGTGGGGGATCATCGTCGAAGAACGGCCTGCGACCGACGGGTCATTGGGGTTGACCGCGCCCAGCTCTTGCAGGCACTCACGCAAGTACAGGTAGAGTTCTTCGCTGGCTGCTTGCAAGACGACGTTGCCGTCCTTGTCGGCCACGGTGATCTGCTTGGGATCAGCCATGTCGGTGATCGTGAGAGCGTTCATGCGTATCCGGCTCCGAGAGAGATGCCATCGACAAGGATCGTCCCGTCGGTGGGGTTGTGCGACAGTAGGTACTGTTTTACCCAAGAAGCGTGATGAAGCAAGGCCGTCTTTCCGTCGGCCGGATTGGTGCCTTCCCCGATTACTTTTCGGGTAGTGCGGTCGGTGCCGATCTTGATGGGGGTGCCGAGGACTAGCTGGTCGGCGTTCAAGACTTGGCCACCGTCGTTGAGCGACGGGCTGGTAAGAGTGCGCTGACCAAAGCCGAAGACTTCAGGGATGACGGGAGCGTCGCCCCAACGTACGGCTTGGCCGGTGATGACGAGCCGGTAGGTGGGGTAGCCGGTGCGACGAGAGCCTGCGATGACTGTTGGCTGGTTGGTGGTTGGGTCATTGACGACGTACTGCTGGGTGGACTGATTGATCTTCAGCCCGTCGATGGACGCCATGCGGGTAGCGATTTGCCCGACCGCGTCTACGTTTTGGAAGGTGCGGGGGCGATGGGCGTCTTGAGACTCCATGTAGGCGTATTGGGTGCTGTTGTTGTCGGTGTACAGGTTTGTCGATCCGCTGTACGCGACGTAGCCCGAATAGCCCGAGTTGGCTTCGCTAGCGAGACGGCCGGACTCTGACGTGCCGAAGCCGACGTAGGGGAGAGGGACAGGCGCAGGTACGAAGTCCCCAAGAGACGTAGCGAGACATAGGTTCTGAGCGCCCGCCCCCGGAGCCATGTCCATGACCATCGGGGCGGTGAACCCAGAGCCGGCGTGTTGATTGGGGTGGGCTGACCAAGCCGCCCACGGCAGGTCACGGGAAACCGACCCACTCAGGTTGTACAGCCAGTTGGGTAACGGCAGAAACATGCCGGTTGCGTAGAGGATGATCGACAGGTCAGCCGCCATCCGGTATTGGCATTCGATGCTTCCCTTGCGGGTGAAGACTTCGTCGGTGAGTTTGAGTTTGGTGCGGATGTAGACAGGTACTTTGTCGAGTTCGTTGCTGATTACTCGGGAAGCTGTGTCGTCGGTTTTGATCGACGACTTGTAGGTGTTGATCTTTCGGATCACTCCGCGCAAAAGCTGATCGCGTTCGACTTTGTAGTCGTGACGGAGCAGGGCGTTCTCGGTCTGTTGGAAGACTTGCCACAGCAAGAACTTTGGAAAGCCGGGATAGACTTCGCCCGAGACGGAAAGGCTTCCGTTCCAAATCTTGAACCCGCCTGAGTCAAAGCCTGACTCAACGCTGTTGGTGACGCTGATTTCCGCCATACCGCGCGGGTAAGGGTTGTCAGTCGCTAGTTCAACGTCGGTGATCGTGAACGACAGCGTCCTCTTATCTTCTGAAAGAGAAAACTCAGAGGTGCGTTGGAACTGGTTGTGCTTAAGGAAGACTACTTCGGTCAGGTGATTTCGGAGCGTCACGTCCCACTGGTTAACGCAGGCGGCTTCTAAGCGTTGTTCGGAAGGGCTGCGAGGGTTGGTGTTGGAGAATACGCGGGCGACCACTACTTCCCCGCGAATGCGTTTGGTGGCGGTGAGATTCTTTTCGACCGTGACCGTGGTTGCGTAGTTGAAGGACAGTATGTTTAGAAAAGACAAAGAGTTGAGCTGGCCCCCAGCGGGGCTTTCCATCAACGGGTTCTTGTTTTCCGCGCAGGGAGAGATGACTGTCTCGCAAGACCAGTCGATCTTGCAGGAGTAGTTGCTGTAAGGAGTGACCTTGAACTCCCCTGGAACGGGTCCGTTTTTGATGTCGTACTGCGCTGCGGCGGCGTCACCGCTTTCGGCGTGAGTGCGGCGGCCGTGGATGACGAGCTTGTCGCCAACGCCTCGATTGTCGATGACGAGCGTGCGGCCCGGCTGAGCGAGGCGGTAACGAATCTCTTCGATGTCTAGGTCAGTCGTTAACGTCGGGTTTTCAGATTCTGGGATGCCGGGTTGGTCGTTGATTTCTCGTATGGCGGTTTGCCCTACGGCTACAAACATGTTGGGGGTCACGACGCCCGAGACAGTCACCCTAATCTTGATGCCTTCGGATGAACGGCTGTGCCGGTCGTAGATAGATTCGCTCTCTACTTCGATGTTGCAGAAGGGAGGGAAGCGGACTCCGTTGTATTGAATGAAGCCAACGCTTTGGTAAGCGTTTTTTTCAAACAACAAAGGTGTTGTGCTGTTGGGCATGATTGGTCAGTTGTCTCCACCGGCATTTGGCAGATTGCGTAAGGCTTCGGCGATGTCGGCCATGCGTTGTTCTTCAGCAGCCAGTGCGGCGGAGATTGCGTCTTCACTCTCTTCGCTTGGCTTTTGCGTCAGAGCCGTGACTAACGAACCGAGCCAACCGCCGGGAATGATGTAATCAAGCCAACTGACTAGGTACAGCAGGTAGCCCAATATTATTGAGCAGATCTGAACCAGCACGCCGATGGGGGCAAGAATGTAGGAAAGAATCTTCAAGACCGAAGTCAGCAAGGCAAGAAAAACAAGGATGAAGGGGTTGAAGATACGGAACAGTTCTCCCCCCACTGCCTTGGCCGCAAGGGTGAAGTCGTTGCCGATTTCCATTGCGGCAGCCGTCTCGTTCCCTAAGTCGTTCCCACGGTTGATAGCGGCTTCTAAGTTCTTAAAGTCGTTGACGGCTTGCTGCATGGCGACTGTCTCGTTGACGTTTTTCAGCTCGTCAACGATGTCTTTGCCGAACGAGACGATTGCGCTTACGGTCTCTGACACCGCGTTGCCCACCGCCCCGCCCACAGCGGCTGCCAGACCGGTGGCGATGGCCGATCCCAGTGGGCCCCCTAGCAGCGTCGCTAAGCCGGTGAAGCCCGCCTTGGTGGCGGCGGCTGCTGCTCCCCCTACGGCTGCTGAGGCGGCTTCTCCAGCGGCTGCTGCGGCTGCTGCGGCGGCGACCGATCCGGCTGCCCCTTGAGCGGTGCGTGCCCCACTTGTGAGGCCGTAGAGCGGGCCACGGTCGAGCGTCTCGGGGCCTTCGTCCTTGGGCATGGCGAACTGCGCCATGATCTCGGCGATAGCAGACAGTTCTTCGGCCGTTGTGCTGAGCGTGTCGATTACGTCCGACGAGAACGCTTCCTGCATGTTCTCGATGGCGTCCGTCAAAGACTGGAAGACATCGGTCGTGTCGATCTTGCCTAAGCCGGTAGAGCTAGGGGAGTTGGCCCCCAACAGCAGGTTCAGCTCCTTGGCTAGCTGCTCCCCCATCGCTTGGGGCAGCTCGTTTAGGGCTTCGAGGATGGCTCCTTGCGAGTTGACCTGGGACTGGATGTCCAGGTCGATGGCCGACATGCTGTCGCGCAGGGAGTCGCTGGCTTCCTTCAGCGTCTCTTGAGAGGCCACCAGGGACTCGGCTAAGGCGATCAGTTCTTGGCTGAACGGATCACTGGGCCTTTCGTCGCCGGGGCTGGGTGCGGCTGGCGGGGCCTTGGGGGGCTTCTTACGCCCACCGCCGCCTGCCTGGGGGGTTGGGCCCGAGCCTGAGTCTGCTTTGGGGGCGGCAGCCTTGGCGGCGTCTTCTGCCTGCTTGCCCCCCTTCAGGACGGCGTCGGCGAGCCCCTTGAGTTCCTTCGCCAGATCGACGTTGAGGGACGTGCCTTTGTCGTCCCCTTCGCCGTCGAAGACGATCCGAAGTTCTGAAGGGTTGTCGGCCATTGCCTACTCCGTTTGCTGCTAAGGCAATGTCCCCGCCGCTTCTTCTCTTAGGATTGCCTCACTGTCCTTCAGGATCGTTCCACTGTCCTTCAGGATCGTTCCACTCAAGCCGCCGCGCTGGTGAACTGGCCGAAGCTGTAGAACTGCGACGACGGGTTGTTGGGGTTCTGGAGCACGGGGAACAAGCGGAGCATTACGTTCACTTCGAGCAAGCCGGCACGCATCTGCATCGACAGCTCGCGTTCGTTGGCCAGCGCCACCGAGTAGTATTCGATGTTGGGCAGGTTGGTGTTTGTTGTGCGGCCGGGGGCGTCGGGGTAGACAGGCACAAGACGCAACGCGCCGGCAAACTGGCAAGAGATTGCGCCGACGCGGCCGAGGTGGAACTGCCGGTTATCGTCGGTCATCGTCGAGATGCCGGCGGTGTAATCGTAGATCAGCTTTTGGACGTTGAGCCGGCGGAACTCCTGGAGCGTCATGTCCAGGTAGCGGTCTTGCCCGGTGTAGACAAAGCTGATGGTGGTGCCAGCGCCCAGCGCGTTGCTGGTGATCGGTTCTTCACCCTTCTTGATACGCTCCGTCGAGCCTTCTGCCGTGATCGACCCCAACGTGATGAACGTGTTTTCCCCGTTGGGCCGGTACAGCACGTTGTACGGCGACGAAGAGACGTTGGAAGGGGAGATGATGCAGGTCATGGCTTATTCCTCTGTGCGTGACCGAAAAGTATTCTTAGAGGGCGCGGAAACGGCGACCGCCCCCGAAAGTGAGCTTCAGCAGCAATCCGCTGTCGGTCCGTCCTTCGCCCAATCGACCTTCCGGGTCGGTCGCCTCGAAGTGCCCCGGCCCAACGACTTGCGGGCCGGTGCTCGAACCACTCCTGTAACTTAGCGGAGTGAGGGCTGGCCACTCAATCGGTTCGCCCTCTCGGGCTAGTAGCACTTCTTGGCAAGCGCGGATCACTGCATTCTGGTTGTGCAGCGTGCGGATGACCAGTTCTTTGGCTTCGCTGATGCTGAGCTGGCGGCGGGTCTCTTCCTTACGGATGGTGCGGTTGCCCAAGCGGTCGGAAGGGGTGTCGGACGTGCGGACGGTGATAGCGACTAGCACGCCCACTTCTTCGTCGAGACGGTCGGGGCTGTTACCGACAGACTGCTGCTGGTTCGTGCGTACACCGATGAACAAGTGACCAGCGTTAGGGGCTGTCCGGTCGTCCGGCATGATTAGGCACGAAGCCCTGGCGATCTCGGGCGTCTTGAACAAGTCGTCATTGGCGCGCAGGGCGTCAACAGCGGCAGTCAGATAGAGTTCTGCGGTGTCGATCATGACGACAACACTTCCAGTAAGCGGGTCCGTAAAGCGTCGCGGCCTGCTTCGATTGCTCTCGCCATCCAAGGCCCCATGTTGTCGGGCCAGTAGGGTCGGGCCTTGAAGGCGGCTACTTGGGGCAGCGTCGAGCCGATGCGGAGTTTGCCGGGGCCTGCGATACGGTACTGAGCGGGGTGTTGAGAACCGGGGGCCATCGATTCGAGCAGTTCGCCCGTCTCGTTCAAGATGGGTAGTGACGCGCGGTTGGCCAGCATCATCAACGTCTTTGCCCCTGACGCTTTCAGGATGCTCCAGGCGACAGCGGCTGCTTTGGCGTCGGCGTCTGCTTCGGTCGCTGCTTCACTCTTGTTCAGAACCAGCACGCCCTGCCGCCGGCTACGCAGACGGGCCAAGCCTTTCTTGACGGACATCCCCAAGGCTTTGTACTTCATCTTCTTGAAAATGTTCTTCCACTGCTTGTTCTGTTCAGCGGTGAGGGTGGGGCGCAAGCGGCTGGCGTAGGGGAGGCCGAGCCCGCGACGCCACTTTTTCTTCTTGTACGCGACGGTTTGTTTCTTCAGAGGGGCCCACGAGTTCCCCATGTCGTCTACCCCGCCCATCGACTTGACAATGGCTGCGTTGTAGCCAGACTCCAGCACCGAGTTGACGATGGCGTCGTAAAGGGCTTCGCTGAGGCCGTAAGGGTCGGGTTGACCCGAGGCGACTTTAGACAGGTAGCCGATGATCTCCAGCACTTCCTTGCGAGACTTTTTAGTGCGGACGACGGTCACAGGTCGAGTGGCGTAACGGGGTGAGAGATCAGTTCACGGCGACCGGCGTAAGGGTTGTTGCTCCCGCGCGGGTCCACCACACAACGCTGAGAGAGCTTCCGGTCGTCAACAACGTAGTTTGACAGGCTCGGGCCTTGCTTCTCCCGAGGGTTAGCCCCGGGGACGATCATGTTGTTGCTCTTGGAAATCTTGTCGAGTTCGTCGCTGATCCGGTTGAAGGTTTCGGCCAGTCCCGTGGGGGGCTGCTGACCGCGACGCAGGAACAAGAAGTAACAAGCTAGCTCCGTGGCACGCCGTTCAACCCACGAAGAACCCTCAAGAGACGTTTCGTCGTACCGTTCGAGCAGGTACGCCAGGATGTAGTCGTCGGCTTCTTGGAGGGCCTTGGTGATCTCCGTGCCGGCGGCAGACGCCAAGTCGTCCGTCAGCATCAAGACGCCTTCTTCGCCGAGGTAGTCTTCGACGTTTTGACGCGTGCTGAACATTTGCTTAGGCCCTGCTGATTTCTCTGAAAAGAAAGGCTGTGCGGCGGGGTTACAGGATGTAGACGGTCACTTCTGCTGTGGCGATGTCGCCGCCGACGTGCGCCACCGAAATGCCGTAGGTGCCGCCGGATCGGTCCAGCTTCTTGGCGAGGCGGCTCTCGTCTACGTCGGTGCTGGTGAACTCCATGACCGGGATTGGGGGCCCGAAGGTGGGGGTCAGCCGGTTGCCGCCTTGAGGTGGATTGTTGATTGAGATGTAAATCACCCGGTGCAAGCGGATGACGATTTTGCCGCCGCCGAGGCTTAGCGCCGCTGCTTCGAGGCCGATGTCGATGGGCCAGGAAGTGATTAGGAAAGTAGTCCCCGTTCTCACTTCGGGGGCGGAGTCGAACAGCAACATAGTCATGCTCCTAGATTTCTTGCCAGTGTGTTGCCCCAGCTCAGTCCGCGGGCAAGCCTTTTGTCGAAGTTGTTTGTCGCTGCCCAGATCGTGTCGAGATCGGCGTCGCTCAAGACTCGGCTGTACATGCGCAGGTCGTTGAGGTTGCCGACGAAGCGGCGGTCACCCAGTATGGTGTCGGCACCAATCTTTAGGTCGGGCGCGTAAGCAACAGACGGGAACCCTGCGACAGTCTCTCCTGTTGTGGTGGTTCCGTTCAGGGTTTTTACCCGGATGCGGGCGCGGAAGGTAGAGTCGCTGATCGTGAGGGAGATGAATACCCACTCGTTGATTACACGCAGCGGACCGCCAAGCCAGCCGAAGCCCAAGCCATTCCAGGTGTAGCCCCAACGAGCCGCGTCGGTTGACGTGTGCAGGCCGCAGTTGGACGTGCGGTCGTAGAAGATGGGGTCGGAACCCCCGGATGCGTTTTCGTCGTACACCCAGCCGCAGTAGGTGACTTGGTTGCCGGTGACGGCAAGGTTGCCGCAGTTGATGTAGTTCGACCCGCTCAGGTCAAAGCTGGCTCCTGCGACCGGGACTCCTGCCGGCTTGGGTAGGTAGGCTCCCGTGCCGTTCCATGTAGGCGTAGGCTTGCCGGCCACCGAGTTGGTAATGTTGTTGCCGCCGAGAGAGGCCCAACGGCCCACCAAGGCTGCGTCGTTAGTAAGGGCTGTATGGCCCATCGGTCATCACAGGAACGGGACTAGCGTGACTTGAAAACGGGTTGTCTCTTCGCGGGCGGGGGTTTTGTGGGACACCAAAAACCCGAACTCGCCTTCTGCGTCGCCCAGCCGCCGGAGCCTGAACTTGATGAGCTGGCCGGGCGTGTGCAGCACTTCGTTCACTATAGCGTCTTCCCCGTTCAGGGAAACACTGTTCGCGACGACTTCTAGCTTGTCCGCCTGCTCACTGGTTACCACGGGCAGTTCGGTTAGGTCGCCGTCGCGCAGCACAAGAGCGCGGGCCGAGATGTAGCAGATTTCGTTGGCTAGAGTGCCGCCGATGGTGCCGACGTTATTGCGCCTAGACATCTTCACTCTCGTTCATGGTTATTTGCCAAGACGGTGGGGTGATCGTCTGTCCCTCAGTGATGTTGGTGTTCGCCATCACTAGGTCAGACCCTGCCGTGCCGACGCTGCCGTCGATGATGCCTTCGTCTTCACCGTTGCGGGCGCGGAACCAAGTCGCCACGCCGGTTTCTTGGGCCGTCCCTATTTGGGTCATGACGTTGGCGATTGCCCGAGCCCCTGGGTTGGTCAGTTCGGCGTTGCTGAAGGCCGGAAGGCTAAGCCTGAACTCGGCCAGGGCGAGACAGGTGGGGTTGGGCTGGTCGGTAGTTCGGCCCGGACGGGGGCCGCTGTAGAGGGTGAGCGTTCCGGCGGTGGTGCCCAGGGAGCTTTCATCGAGGGCGTCTACTAACTCGTCGAGCATCCGGCGGGCCATGAAACCGGCTACGGACATGCGGGCGGGCATTTCAGGCTCCGGGATCAGCGGGTTGGGTACAACCCTGTCGATGGGGTTGGTGATTAGTTGTTTGGGTGGGAGCTTTGTACCCCAAGTGCCGAAAGCTAGGGTAGCCGCCGAAAAGAGAGGAACGTCGCCCGTGCGAACAATGTCGCGGGTTGCCTGAGGGTTGTCGGACAGGTCGTTGGTAAAGTCGGCCCAGAAGGTACGGTGTTCTTCTTGGGAAGTCGTCTCCCCTTGGAACTGAGGCAGGGCGTAGATGTTGTGGTGGTAGATGCGGTCGTTCCAGTTGCCGTAACCGACAGAGCCGTTGGGTTTACCAAGAGCCGCAGGCCCAAGCAGTGAGTTCTGGGCGCGGGGGTCGCTGTCTTTGACTGAAGTGTACGGACGGGGCTCGGTGCAAACTAAAGGGAAAGTAGGGTCTTGGTAGCGACGCTTGATTGCATCGGTCAGGGCTTCCTCGAACAACTCTCTGACGGTGGGGTTGGGAATGTTGCCAGGAACAAAGTAACTGCCAACCCAAGCTGTTATGTCAAAAGCAATAGCGTCTGCTTTTAGTTCTTCATGAGCGAATGCCAACACACGCTGCCACTTTGCTCTCCACGCCGGAGGGTCGGCGACTGCTAGAGCGATGGAGTCGCGGTCGTGAAGCATGCCGTGGTACTGGCCGTACTTCAACCCAAAGTCATCAGCGACTTGGCGTCGTTCTTTCCAGTAGCGGATGATCGCCGAACGGTCAGTCGTGTCGATGGGAACGCCGGGGCCCGGAGTCGCGCGCCAAGAAGGCTTACGCGAGCCGGTCGAGTCGTCGAGCACGTCGATGAAGGAAGTAGCGGAGTACCAACGACCAGGGTTTACCCCGTAGTTGATATCACTGAAGGTAGGACCCGGGCAAACATCCCACATCCAAGTGAAGGGAAGTTCGCTTGTGGACCAGCGTTGCAACAAGCTGGAGATTCCGGGCCAGCCGCCGCCCCCGTACAGCAGCGATAAGCCCCCGTCATTCTCGACATTGTAGCCGAGGTTAGTAACGCTGTTATCACCGGAAAGACCCCCGATGACGATTCCGCACTCCATGTTGACCGGAAAGCCGTGCTCGTTGCAGAGCAGTCCGTCGAGGATTTGCGTGCTCATGCTGTTAGCTCTCCGTACAGGATTTCGTCGGAGAGTTCAGCTACGGGTTCGTAGATGACTTGGGGTGCGGCGCGTAGCCTCTGAGAAAAGAAAAACCCTTCTTGGACGGCTACGTTTTTTTGGTCGGGTGTTGGTACGAGCACCGGGTTGCTGTAGGCGACGACACTGGAGAAGCCCGCTTTGCTCGCCGTGACCTTGGATCGGTAGCTGCGGTTCGCGACGCCGGTGAAGGGTGGCGAGCCCGCCCCATCGACAAGCTCCCACTGGCTCGCCAGGAACTGCTCCCACTCGACGGTCAGCGTCGCCGCCCCCGCCGTGGCGGTGGTCACGGTCCCCGTGGTAGTGGTCAGCACCCGCTCGGCCGAGACGCTCGCCACCGGGATCACGGTGAAGGTCAGCTCGGGGGGGAGGACGTAACCGTCGATTGCGGCGAGGTAGCCGCGGAGCGTGGCGGCGGAGTCACGCTGCGAGCCCGTCGGGAGAGGCGTGTCGAGATTGGCGATCATCGTCTCAACGCAGGTGCGGTTGAGTCTCGCGGCTGCTGACAGTCGCAGGTCAGGAGTTGCCGTCAGAGTCGCCGCCCCCGCGAAGCCAAACAGTGGCGACGAGATCAGCGTCACCCCTTGCCGGTCGCGTCCGAACGTGGGTGTCGTCGGGGCCACCGAGACGGTTTGGCTTCCAACTACCACGTCTCGCCAGTCGCGGGCGCGGTTCGAGTTGTTGGCGACGCTTCCGCCGTTCGTCAACAAACAGCGGTCGATGGTATCGAGGCCATTGTCCCAGACTGGAGAATAACTCCCCACCAAGACGCTTTGGCTACGCTTGGGGGAGCCATACGCATCAATACGCGACTTCGACAACTCGAAGCAGCGGTCGCTACTGGAGATGTTTCCCAGCATTGCAATCGGGTACCGATCGCCGGAGCCGAGGACGATCGCCGTCGTCCTGCTGATTCGGCCTCCCTTCAGGTCAATGCCGTAAGTTCCGCCCGAAACAAGGCATTGGTCGATAAACAATAACGCTGACCAGCCGCCCACGATGGGTGTTGCCGACCCGCTCTCACTGTTGGTGAATCGCCCGCCGAGAAGGAGCAAGGCCCCCGAGTTGACCGATAAGCACGTTACCGCACGCGAACCGCAGTCAATATCGAAGTTCGCCAGCAATAGCGAAGTGCCGGCCGTCTTTGTGATCGCTGTGCCGCTCGTAATCCCCGCCGCCGGAACGATGCGAGGGTTGTTCGCGGAGCATGGTGTAAGGTCGCCCGGTGTGACGTGGTACGCCATCAGCCGGCCGGTGTGGCCTGGCGACGTGTTGGCGCCGGTCGTGAGGTTGATTGGGCTGTCGAGCGGCAAGATTCCGTCGTTGGGCCGTTCAACCCAGTGGTCGAGGGTTCCTGCTGCTCCCGTAAAGGCCGAGGTCCAGACAGCAGCGTCCGCCATCGCCAAGCCGTTCCCAGAGCCACGCGCCGCGAGCGCGTAGTAACGGTTGTGACTCCCGGCGTGGAACTGGTAACCGCTTGCCATTATTTACTGCCCATCGCCGCCCGAATCGCAGCCTTCGCCGCATCAATCTTGGCTCGTACTTCGGCGTCGGTCTGCCCGGTCCCGTCCGCAAAGACAATCTCCTGCCAAGCGTCGGACTCGATCACTTCGGCTTCGCGAGCGAGAAACGCCATCGCAAGTCGGATGCCGGTCTTGGTCTGCATCTCGGCGGGCATCCTTTCGCGCAACGCCAAGTAGCTCTCGGCTGAGAGCTTACTGAGTTGGCCGAGCCTTACGTCTTGGTCGATCTGCCCCAGGGCAGTCGCGAGCCACGAGTTCACGCCGGCCACCACGCCGCCGGCGTCAATCGCGTCTTCCGGGTCGATGATGTCGGGCATTATTGCTTCCGTGTGAACAAGTACTGAACTAGTAGGTAAGCCGCGACGAGTAGCGAGCAGAACGTCTCAGCGAGAGCGGATAGGAAACGCCTCACCGTGCCCCCCCATTCCGCATCGCCACGAGACGCGGACCCATCCGTTTCTCAGTGATGTCGTTGCGTAAGTCCCAGTAGCTCATTCGGAGGCTTCCTCTGGCTCTTGGGGCCCCTTCTTCTTGAAGGGGGTGCCCAGCCAGTCTTTGATGCGATCAGGGCCGTAGGTTTGGACGATGGCCATTGCCGGCCACGCTAAGAAGCCCATGAGGCCCGAGACGGCCAAGACGTTGTCGGCGGTGAGCTTGAAGCCGAAGTAGGGGATGGCTTGGCAGAGCGCAGGGCCGAACAGGAGGGCTGTCAGGCTGCTGCCGAGCCAGATGATGCCTTCGGAGCGGAAAGTCTTGGGGCGGTCCTTGTCGGCCATGATGACCGCCAGCAAGCCCCCCAGCACGCTCCCCGCGAAGCAGGTGAGGGGGAGAGACCAGTTCCGCAGCAGTTCCCCCGACGGGCTCTCGGGGTCGATAAGCCCCAAGCCTACGTCGCTGATGCCGATAGGAGCAGCTACTGACGCAGCGGCAAGACCAGCGAACGCCATCGGGATAGCAAGAGTTTGTGGCATACCGCTAATGCTTTCTTGTCCTTTGGAGCTTATCCGCCCGCGAGCCTTTTCCAAAGACTCTTGATGGTCGCTAGGACGGACGACAGTCCCTCTACGTCGTTGGGCAGGAACGACACGACTTGGTTCAGCAAGTTCACCCCGTAGGTGATCGCCACGAAAAGCAGGCAGCATCGCAAATCTCCTGTGATGAGGAAGGCGACGCCGGCTGCGCAGATCGCGTCGAAAGTGGCTACCAGGGCCTTGAGTCGGTTGTCCATCGGGCCGCCCTCTCTAGTTCTCTGAAAAGAAATGCTGGTCAACGGGGGCAGGAGCAGTCGGGGCCGCATTGGCAAGCCGGGCCGCAGGGGCAGTCGCAAGCGGGGGCTTGAGAGACGTAGGGGTCGAGGGCGTCGGCGCACAACACGAAGCAGAACGCCAGCGCGAAGAGGGCCAACGTCGTCTTGATGACTTCTGCGTTGATCTTCATGGGGTTCCTGTGTGGGCGTGCGAGGGTTGTCAGCGGTAGGGGCCGTCGCCGGACGGCGTGGGGGGTGAAGCCGTGTCGGCGGGCTTCATCAACAGCTCTTGGGCTTTGGCGAGGTGGTAGAGGGCGTCTTGGTTGTTGCGACAGGCGTATAGGTCGTTGTCTTGGAAGTGACGCACACGCTGCATCACGGCTTCGATCACGTCGGTCGTCTGTGCGCCGTTGGTTTTGCTGCCTTGCTCGTAAGGGCCGCCTTCGTGCCAGCGGATCGAGAGGCCCTTTCCGTTGGTGCTCCCGCTGCCCATGCGTCCGTCTTGGAGCGTGCCAAAGACGTAGTTGGGCGTGTTGATGTTGTCGGGCATGTTAGTTCCTGCGGGGCTTCCAAGAGTCGTTCGGTCGCTCATTGAGCAGTTCTTCGATCAGCCATTGGAGGAACGCGGTGAGCAGCATCCTGAACAGCCAGGACAGGATTAGCTCGGGGATGATGCCGAGCTGCTTCCGCATCTTGACTTCGACTTCAGCGGACGCCTGTTCGCAGATGTACTCTTGGAGTTCTTTGTTCTTGATGTCGTAGCGTGACAAGATTGATGGGGCGATTTCCTCGAACGCCAGCGTGAAGGCGTCGAACTCTTCCTGCCGGACCTTGCGTCGCTTGAGCCAGAACGTGCTCGGGTCGAGCGGTCCCGTCTTGAGGGGGACGACGCCTTTGACCTGAGCGAGTCGTTTGTACTTTTGGAGCAGCGACATGGTGCAAGGTCCGGCAGTTTGGGCCAGAGGCTCAACGAGTTATCACTTGCTGTTAGCGGTGGGTGTGAATCGTCACCGCCGGAGCGAAGCTGCTGTAGGCCGGAGCGAACCAGCCCCTACGGACGCGGAAAGGGCCTCTTGTGACCGCTACGCGAGCGGGGGACTGTCGGACAGTGACCATCTCTTGGGTTGCAAAAACCGGGGACTCGACGACGGTGGTTGTGGGGACGACCACGTTCACCCGTGCGACGCGACGGACCGGCGGGCGGTAGACCCATTCGCATGTCACTCCGTTGCAGACTCGGACCCACTCCGCAAACCCCACGCCGGGGATCGCGAACAAAGCAAGGACGGCCACGACGGTCTTCAATCGGTTCAGCATAGATTCCTCACGGGTAGAAGGACGCTTCTTGCGGGACGGGGTGGAAAACCTCCCCCTTGTACTCCAGAAGCGATATCTTACCGTCTTCGCCTCTCTTGATAAACGCTAGGCTGTGTGGATTGATGCGGCCCTTTACCGAGTCTTCCCACGCTCCCCAGTGTTTCTCGGACACGAACAACCAACCGTAGCGGTCGATCACCCCCTTTGGCAGGTTGGTTATCTCGGGCGGGGTTTGGTAGTCGAAAACAACGACGGCGACTTCAGGACCGGTCAGCGCGGCTTCGGGTGACAGGGACCACGGAAAGTCTGTCTGTCCGGCTAGTGCAGGTTTCTTGGGCTGGATGCGCGGGCCGGTGATGGCGGCGTGGGTCAGCAGGGCCAGTGCGATCAGCAAACCGAGTTTGATGGCGGTGGGGTTGTTCATGACGCCCCTACGATGACGAGCCCGTCGTCAGGGGTTCCCTTGTTTTCGCTCAGGATGCCGTAGCCTTCGTCTTCCCAGTCGCCCCAAGAGTTCTTGATGCGGATGCCGAAGTCGTCACCGCCAAGGCAGAGGGGGTCAACCGCTTCGACGGCGTGCATCCACCACAAGAGGCCGATGGGGCAGGTGTAGCCCAGCAGCAGGCAGGAGAACAAAGCGTCGAAGTCCTTGTCGGGCAGGTCGTAGGCCAGCTCGATTTTGTGAGCCTTACGAGCTTCCCTGCTTTCGGCGTTGTCGTAGGACCGCTGGATGGCGTTGTCTGGCCACACAGAAGACGGGGCGACGCCGTTCTCCATGATGTACTCGGCCCCTTCGGCGGGCCAACCGCCGACGTTGCGGTAGCCCTTGATGGGAGCACCGGCGCTGGCCGGGGAGAACGAGATGTACGGCAAGCCCGAGATGCAGCGACGGGTTTCCATCGCCGCGACGACGCAGTTGATCCAGCAGTAGGACGTGCTGGCTTGGTTCTTGGGGGGAACCTTCCGCTTGCGCAGCTTTTGCGAAACGAGGGAGCCCGTCTTTTCGAGTTCTTCGCAGCGGGCCCGCCACTCGTTGCGGGGGATGTACAGGTTGCGGGGGAACTCGGGGAGCCGGCGGTAGGAGCCGCAAGGATGGGCCGTGTAGTCGCGCTGGACGTAGCCCTTGCTGAAGCCAGCGGGCGGGTTGATGATCCGCGCGACGTTGTTGCCGCTGTAGATCGTTTGGCCGTAAGTGTTGCTGGTAAAGCCCACGGTCTTTCCCTCTCTGCTTTGCTGAAAAGAAAGATTGGGCCTACTTGACGGACAGGATGGCCTGCTTCGTTTCTTCGTAGGTCAGGGGCAAAGGTTTCTCGACGCCGCCGCTGTTGAGACCGTCTTGGTTGCTGACGATCAGCCAGGGAAGCGTGGTTCGAGGCCGTGCCAGGGCGTCCCGCCAGTGCTGCTCGAAGTTCGGGCTCGCTTCGCCGGGACGCATGACACGGGCTTGGCCGCCCAGTTCTTCGACGTAGTCAGTGATCGTGTTGATCTGGATAACCTGAGAACTGGGGAGCTTGCCGTTGGGCTCGGTGACTACCAGGACGTTGAGGCCGGGGGCGTCGATGGGGGCTGTCCCTACGGGCAGCATCCCTCGGTTGTGAAGCGTCGAGACAATCAGCCACGCCAAGGCGAGGATGCACAGCTTCTGCAAGGTGGTCAGGTTGCTCACGGCTTACTCCCGATGGCGGGCCAGACAACTTCCTTGAGCGCTTGAGAAGCCGGGGCGTCGTCCTTGAGATAGGCTTGAAGGCAGCGGCAGTAGCACGCGGCTTCGCGCCAGTCGATGTCCTTATCCGCCTCGACGGGCTGAGCCGTTGGCATCGTCGCCATCGTGGCGCGAGTGATCTCCGCCAACGTGCTGGTAGTGGCCTGGGCTTTGGGCTTGATCTTGTCCCAGAACAAGACCACGGCCAGGACCGCCATGACAATGTAGACGGGCATGTTCGGGTCTTTGAGCAGCGTGTCGAACATTTCCGGCTCCTGGTGACGACTTGGGTAGTGGCAGTTTCTGTCGCTCGCTCTCAGCGTCAGATGGTCGTGTCGTACAGTGCGTAGAGGGTGAAGGTAGCAACGTTGGCCGTGGCGTTGGTGACGAAGAAGCCCGTCACGTCGGTGGTGAGCAGCAGGGACGAGTAGTCGCCGGTGCTCCAGATGTACGGCTTGTTGGCCACGAGGTTGATGGTGTTGGCCGGAGAGCTGCCGCTGTTCGTTTCCAGCACCACGTCCTGGGTGCTGAGGATGAAGATAGAGCGGATTTGCGACACGTCGAGAGTGCCGACGAGCGACAGGTTGGTCGAGCCGTTGGGGATCGGTTCGTCGAGCAGGAGCTGTGCGCCGGCAGTGATCGTCTCGGACCCGCCAACCGACGTGCCGAGCGTGCTCACGTTGCGGCTTACTGTGTGCGTGAAAGGCATCGTGCTTCTCCAGAAGAAAAACCCGGTCGCCACTAAGCTGCTTAGTCAGCCGTGACGACCGGGTTGATTGGACCTGCGGTTGGTTGGTTCTACGGGGTTGTGCCGATCAGAACACGACGGTCGGGTTGAAGATCGCGCGGGGGATCGGGAGGGCATAGGCGAAGTTGTCGAGCATGTGCAGCTCGACGCCGGCCGTGCCCTGCATCACCCGGCGGGCCCAAGCGTGGAAGCCGTAAACTTCCATCGGCTGGGTTTCCTGTTGCTCCTGGATGATCTCGCTCACGTCGTACAGGTCGAACCAGTCGGTGAAGGACGGGTCCGGCGTGATGATGCACTCGGTGTCGCCGATGAACTTCACCCAGTTGCTGTCGGTCGAATCGACCTGCGACGCCGTCGAAGCCGGAAGCGTAATGCCGCCGTCGTAGACGTGAATGTCCATCTGGGGCAGAGCCCGGAACTGGTAGTAGTAGTACGGGCTCGACCAGCTCGCGTTCTGGTCGGCCGCGCTGGGCGACTGCACTTCCTTGCGGGTGAACCGCTCGAAGGTGCGGAACGCGGTGCCGCCGGTCGCCTGGAGCTTGGTGTTGTTCTGCAACGCAGCGAACAAGACCGAGTTCATCCAGATGTGGCGGGGTTCGATGCCGCTTATGCGGGCCGCCACGCTGCGGAGTTCGTGCAGGTGGCCGGCCACGTCGGTGCCGGCAGTCGCCCACGAAGCGCCGATGATGTTGGTTGTGCCGTTGACCCCACCAAGAGCGAGCTGCGACCGGTGCGAGTCGGGCAGGCCGTAGTTGATGGTGATTTGCCCGCCCGAGAGAACCGGGTAGTAGGCGTTGCCGTTGACCGCCAACTGGATGGAGCCCTTCAGCATCCGGGTGAACATGAACTCCCGCAGGTTCATGCTCCGCTGGATGAGGCGGTCCATCTGGTTGCCGATATAGTTCGCCGCCATCGGATCGACGATGGACGGGTTGGCCTGCCCCATGACGCGGTAGTCACGCAGGTCTTCGTAGCGGAACGGGAGCCGGTTGTAAGCCCGGACGCCGCGAACCGTCTGCGTGCCGATGGGGTGCCGTTCGACCACGTTGGCTTCGACGCCGGGAGCCGACAGCGGCAGGGTGAGCCGCGTGTTGTCCATCACGTCGTAGACGATGTCACGCTTGGCTGAACGCTTCTTGGCTCCGGTGACGATGCGGGCTGCCTTGCCCTTGCCCTCGGTGCGAAGGTTTACGCCGAAGAAGTTCGTCATGACCGGGGCTACCGGCGCGAGGCGGCTGATCCGACCCGCGATGAACGGGTAGGCCAGCAACTGATTGACGCCGACGGGACCGGTGACGGCCATGTTGAGTTCCTTTGCTTCGTGACTTGGTTCGACTAGGAGAGGTCAGTTGCGGCCGGGATCAGGTGATGGCGTAACCGTTGCCACCCATGACGACCCACTTGATCGTGTCGGGAGTGCCGATCGCGGTGGCGACGCCGAGCAGTTCGACCGTGTCACCAACCGGGTTGAGAGCGATGCTGGAGTTGGCGGCGTTGAGGTTGTTCGCGCCGGCCGCCAAGGTGAAGGCGAAAGCGCCTGCGACGTTGACGGCTTTGAGGCGAGCCCCACGAACCGGAGCGGGCAGGGTCAGGGTGGTAGCCCCCGCAGCCCCCAAGTTGGTCACGGTGATGTTCAGGTCAGCCGCGACGAGCGTAGCGTCGGCCGTGTAGGGCCGCGTCATCGACAGGGTGTTGTAGAACCGGTCGAGCCGGCTGCCCGATTCAAGCAACTGGTTGACCACCATCCATTCGAGGGCGTTGCCGACAATGCCGGGGTTCGTCGTACCGGGGACGATCAGGCCGCCCGCCCGGAACGGAGCACGGCGGATGATGTAGTACCAGTTGTCAGTGTTCGCGCCGTTGCGCTGGGCGGTGAGGAAGCCGGCCAGGACACCCGCGATCCGGCTGGTACCGTCGGTCGCGTTGGGGTTCCACTGGGCATACTCGCCAGTCGTCGAGTTCTGGCCCAGCAGCAGACCCGGCCGCAGCCGCGTGGTGTTGTTGGTGTTCCCAACGTCCCGAGCGGCCCCGTCGATGATCGCCGGGATGCACTCCAGGTCTTCGAGACGGCCGTACCAAATGCTGTTCTCGACGCTTTCGAGAACAGTGGACATGCCAGGGAAGTTCCCAAGGCCGTCGTAGAAGGGCATGGCGTTGAAGGCGCTCGACATGTTGTCCTCAGTTTGTCTGGCGAGTTAGAGCGGTCCCGAAGGACAGTAATCGCTACTGGTCTGGTGATTTGGGAAGCAAGAACTCAGCCGGCGGCCAGCTCGAACAGGTCGGCTTCGTCGATCTTGTAGCCGTTGTCGTTGTCCTGGGGACCGACGACGCCGTTGACCCAAGCACTGGGGGTCGCGGAGATGTCGCCCTCGGGACGGCCGGGGATTTCACCCTGCGGCATCGTGGTGTTGTCCGACATGCGGACGGTCAGGTCGGGGCCGGCGACGGACTCCAGACCGGAGATGACGTGTTCGACTTCGCTCGGCGGGAAGACGCCGTGCTTGCCGTAGTAGTCGAGCACCTCGGGGGTGAGCGACGTTTCGTTCATCTGGATCGCGTTGATGCGCGGGAACAGGTTCTTCTCGACCCATTCCTTCGTGACACGGCCGGTGGCGATGAGCTTGTTGGCTCGGGCTTTGAGAAGGTCGCGCTGCGAAACCACCAACTGGCTGAGCATGATGGCGACAGCCGGGTTGCTAGCGGGCGCTGCTGTGACGTTCGTGCTCATGGCGATTGGTGATCCTGGTACGCCCGCGCCTTGCGGGGGTTGAGGGGAGCCCTGAGCCGACGGGCCGTCTTGGTTGTTGGCTCCTTGATCCGCCAGCTTCTGCCGCAAGCAGAGACGCAAGCGGTCAACAAGGTTGGCGGGAGTCGTGTCGTCAGGAACGGAAAGGCCGAACTCGTTGAGCACGCGGATCAGGTCGTCAATGGGCTGCTCTTGGACCTGAGCGTTGTCGTTGTCGGTGATCTGGATGGGGGCGTCGCCCGCGGCGCCTTGATCGTCGCCTTCTGCGGCGGGGTCGTCTGCTGCGGCAGTCGCGTCGGCCGCGTCACTGCCCTCGACAGGGTCGGCTGCCGGTGGGAATGGCTTGGCGGCTGGCTTGGCGGTCGGCTTGGGCTTGGCGGCGAAGGGAGTGGCCATCATCAACCTGTTGTCGGACATCGCCAGAGCGAAGTTCTGTTGACCGGTCTCGACGGGGTTCGTCACGGCGGCGACTTGGTAGATCACTTCACCGTAGGACTTGCCGTTACCGCCCGTGTAGTCCGGCTGGATGACAAGGCTCGTTTCGCGGACGGTGGTTCCGATCTTGCCGGCGGGGGTGTTGTGGTCGCCCACGTCACCCACCGCGTTGAAGTCTACCACGACACCGCTCTCGCCCTTGTACTCGCCGTAGCTGATCGAATCGACGTAGCCCGCGTTCAAGTCGGCCCGCCAGCCAATGGGCTGCATCGTCTGGGGGTCAATCGCCGCGCCTTTGTTCGTGAAAAGAACGGGACCAGGAACTCGGCCCTTCTCGTCCGCGTGGGCGAACGGGACCGGGATGCGGTAGCCGTCTTTGAGCATCTGGTTCGTGTTCTTAACCGCCTTCTTCAAGCGGTCTTCGCTGAGGCTCACCTGCACCCGTTCGCCTGTCTCGGGGTTGACCACGGCGTACTCGCCGGGACGCAACGCCAACTTGCGAAACTTTGCGGTCTTGGTGGCCATGCAGATACCCTAGGGTTTGAGAGATTGAGGTTCAAGAACGAAGGCGTGATGGGCTATATCGACAGCGCAGCGATCATACTGGGGGTGGACTTACCCGTGCCCCGCCCCCATTTCTCTGAAAAGAAAGGTCGTGGGGACAGGGGGCGGGGAAGATTGGGGCATCCTCTGTGCGTAGCTGAAAAGTATTCTTAGGCTGTTCTCGGCTTGGTTGCAGCCGGGGCAGCGAGTGCGTTGAACAGCAGGAGTTCCTTCACGGCGTCTACCCAACCAACCGGGTCGTAATCGGCGGTGGTGAAGACCAGGATGCGCCAGCCGTCGAGCACAGCGCGGTTGTGCTTCTGGCAGTCGTTGCGAAGGCCCTTGGGCGTTTGGTGGCCGCCGGCTTGCGAGACGATCACCGCCTTGGAGCAACGGGGGCAGCGAGCTACGCATTTGCAGCGACCACAGAAGGCGGGTGCCGCTCGTCCAATCCCTTGTATTTCGATTGCTACCTTCTGCGAGGGGAAGGCGAAGTCGAACCGCCAAGCCCTGTCCTTGCAGAAGCGGTGTTCTCTCTTGATGTCAGACTTTGGTAAGCCGAACTTGTCCCAAGCGTCTTGGAAGTCTTGTTCGGCTTCGGAGACGGATTTAGCCATAGGAGTCGTCCATGCCGCGTAAGAAGGTTGCGAAGCCCGCCGTCACTGGCCTAGTAGAAGACGAACTGGAGTCGGGCGTCAAGCTAGACCAAGACCTTGTCGAGAAGTTGGTGGTCAAGGCTTGGAGCAGGTACATCCCCGTGAAGCCAACCCCACTCCAGTTGGGGTTTTGTGTATTGCCGAACAGGACGGTGTTATACGGTGGTGCTGCGGGGGGCGGCAAGCTGTTGGCCGAAGACGGGGTCGTGCTGACCCCGTTCGGTTGGAAGGGGTGTCGTGACTTGCGTGTCGGTGACCGCATCAACGCGCCTGATGGGACGACGACCAGGATCGTTCAGTTGAAGCCGTGGGTCCGGCTGGCGGGGGTGCGGGTTACTTTTCACGACGGCACCAGCACGTTGGTCGCGTGGGACCACCTGTGGCTTGCTTGGGGTAGCGGGAAGCGGTCCAAGCGACCGGGGGGAGAGACTGTTTGCGGTGAGCAGTCGGGCGAAGTGGTCGAGACGAGGGAGTTGGCCGCTTGGCTCGAAGCGGCGGAGAAGGCCGAAGCGGAAGGGAAGCGACCGATGTGGCCGTTAATCCCGGTTTGCCAACCGCAGGTCTTCAATGTCCAGCGTAGGTTCCCGTTGTTGCTTGACCCTTACAAGCTGGGCTTCTGGTTGGGGGATGGGCATTGGTCGAGCATGGTGGGGGTCACGTCGGTAGACCGGGACCACGTTCTCAAGGAACTGCCCGAGTTCCAGCCCTACGACGACAAGCATTGGCGGGTCGTTGGAGAAGACGCCAAGTTCTGGAAGAGAGAGCTTGTGCGGTGCGGGCTCGAAGGCACGAAGGCCCACGACAAGTTCATCCCCGAAGAGTACCTGTGGCGGTCGATTGAAGACCGTTGGTCGTTGTTGCAGGGCTTGATGGACACCGACGGGTACGTTTCTGACGACGGGAAGCAGTATTACACCACGGTCAGCAAGCGGCTGGCTCGCGGGGTTTGCACGTTGGTGCGGTCGCTGGGGGGCGTGGCCAACGTCACGTCGAAGATCGGGGCTTACCGTAAGGGGGGCGAGTCGGTGGCGTGCCGCAGGGCGTACACCGTCTACATCAAGCTGAGAGAGGCGACCAAGGCTTTCCGGTTGGGCCGGAAGAGGGATCGGTGCATCGACGACAAGACGCCTATGTACAAGCGTGTCGTGTCGGTTGAAGAAGAGGGGACGGTGCGGGGGAGGTGCCTGACGGTGGCCCATCCTTCGGGGCTGTACCTGACGAACGACTTTATCGTCACCCACAACAGCGAGTCGTTGTTGATGGCGGCCTTGCAGTACGTTGATGTTCCGGGGTACTCAGCCATCATCTTCCGCAAGACCTATACGGACTTGGCGAAGTCGGGGGCGATCATGGACCGGGCTCTCAGTTGGTTGGGTCCGCACCTGGGGAAGACGGTGTCGTGGAACAGCACAACGAAGACGTTCACGTTCATGAGTGGAGCCAAGCTGGAGTTTGGCTACATGGGGCAGTTGGGTTCGGGCGATGCGGTGCAGGGGACGGAGTACCACTTCATTGGGGTGGACGAAGTGACCCAGCACTACAAGCAGGACATCGTCTGGGCGGAGAGCCGTCTGCGGCGGACGAAGGACGTGCGGATACCGATACGGGTGCGGTTCACGGGCAACCCAGGCAACCGTGGGAACGAGTGGGTCAAGGACCGGTTCAAGATCAGGAGGAATCCCCGCTACAACGACAAGGTCGGCAGGACGATTGGGGGACACTTCTTCAGCGACGAACCGCTGTTCGTGGGGAACGACCCGGAAGAGATATTCATTCCCGCGCGGTTGACCGACAACCCGTACCTGAACCACCAGGAGTATGTGCAGCAGTTCCGGCACATGGACGACCTGACGCGGTCGCAGTTGCTCGACGGCGACTGGGACAGCTCGCCGGTCAGCCGGTTCAAGCGGCAGTGGTTCCCGGCCTACACCCGCAGGGGTGAATACTTTTGCTACGGGAGCAACGAGATCACGGCGGGAGGGATGCGGCGGTTCTGCACCGTGGACGTGGCCGCGTCGCTACGGGAAGGGGTGGGGGGTGAGAAGTTCTACACCCGTGGCGGCAAGACGAGCGACACGCCGTGCTGGACGGTTGTGGCGACCTGGGGGACGACGGGCAGGTTCTTGTACCTGCTGGACATCGAGCGGGGGCAGGTCGAGACGCCCGACGTGTTCGCGATGATCGGCAGGTCGTGCAAGAAGTGGAACGCTTCGGAAGTGTTCGTCGAGGGGAACGGCGTTGGGCGGCCGGTGGCGCAGGTCGGGGCGCAGATGGGTCTGCCGATCACCGAGATTTGGACGCTGTTCGACAAGATACAGAACTCCTACACCGCTTCGCTGATGGCCAAGGCGGGGAAGATTCTGGTTCCCGAAGACGAAGAGGCTTGTCCTTGGTTGCCCGCGTGGCGGGACGAGATATTCACCTGGACCGGGCATCCCGACGAGACGGCGGATCAGGTCGATACGCTCAGCTCGGCGGCGCGGGTGGTGCAGGACCACCTGATGCCCGAGGCGGACGGCAAGCTGATCGAATCGAGGCTGCCGTCGGTGGTCCGTTCGTCCATCAACTCGGTGGACGTGACGCGGACTTGGTGAGGCCGGGAGCAGGGCCGGCGGACGCGCCGGAGTAGCACGATCCCGCAGGGCCGGCGGACGCGCCGGAGTAGCACGATCCCGCAGGGCCGGCGGACGCGCCGGAGTAGCACGATCCCGCAGGGCCGGCGGACGCGCCGGAATACTTTTCAGATTCCAACAGAGGGGGAAAGCAACCGCTTCTCCCCTTCTCTGTCTTTCCTATCTCTCCTACTCTCTATCCCCCTAATAATAGATATTATTAGGGGGGGGAGGGTTCTCCGGTGTTCATTGTAGACTTCTTTCTAGTCTACTCAATACAGTATCTTTGTACAGTATGCTAGCATACCCTGCGCTTGGGCGCAATGCGCGCTGTTTGCCGCAGTCTATAGGGCCAAGATGCTAGCGGCGCTTGCGATGGGGCTTGGTGGTTCCCTGCGCCGGGCGCGCCGGCACGGGGGCCGGCTTACCCGGCTCGGGCGCGAGGGGAGTCGCGGGTTGGTCGGGCGTCAGCAGCGCGTCCAGCCACGCTTCTTGCTCTTGGAGCAGCACCAGCCACGCGCAGTTGGCGCAAGGCTCGTCGGGGTGGCATAGGACGCCGCACGCCGCGCAAGCGCGGGAAACGGGCTCTGGGGGCGTTTGGCGTGCCTTCAGCTTGTCCAGGGCTTGGCGGACCCTGCCGGGGGTCGCCTTCAGCCTGCGCGCAATGCGCGCTACGTCGTAGCCTTCCGCCTTGAGCATCCCCGCCAGCATCGCTTCGTTGTCGTCGAGAAGCCTATCAGCTCGCTTCGCTCGGCTTTCCTTGGTCATCAAGGTAAATCCCTTCCTGTTTGAGAGCTTCGGCGACGAGCACGTCGGGGGACGGGAGCGACCCCATTTGGTGGAGCTTCATGAACGCCTCGCGGATCATGCTGGGGTCGAAGACGGAATCCCCGCCGTCGTCCAGCTCCGCTACGGGCTCCAGGAAGGCTTCTAGCTGCGGCGCAGAAGCGGCCGGCTGTTCGGACCAGCCCCGGCTGTCGGCGTCGTTACCGAGCCACTGGAGCGGCTTCATCATCTTGACCCGAGCCTGCGCGCCTGCGCGCGCCATGCCCTTAGCGCGCAGGATGTCGTAGTAGAAGCGCGCGTACCAGGAGTCCTTGCCTTCGTTGAAGTGCTTGTTCCCGTAGGACAGCCAGTGCTGGACGTGCTTAGCGGGGACGCCCACGGCTTCGGCGGCCGACTTGACCAGCGCGCCGCCCAGCACCATCGCCAGGAACGACTTGTAGAGGCTCTGGTTGATGACCAGCTTGCTCAGCAGCACGCCGTAGGGGCCGTTCGGCAAACCCGTCTTGGGGGGAACCTTGCTGAGCACCGACGCGAACAAGCCGTCGCTGTCCCCCAAACCCTCGGCGTCCCACAGGTCACAGAGCCTGTCGCGCGAGTTCTGCATCAGCGTGTGGTCGTCGGTCCCCATACCACCCTGTTTGGCTGAAAAGTATTCCGATGTAGAAGAAGGGCCCGTCCTTGGGCCCTGCGCCTCTACTGTAGCCTATCAGGCTGTTTCAGCTAACGTACTTGCGCACAGTCGCCGGGCTCACCGACAGCTCGGCAGCGGCAGCGGTCAGCGTTTCCCCCTTCTTCAGCATGCTCTTGGCGGTTTTCACCTGAGCGGGAGTCATAGCGCGCAGGCGCGCGCCGCGCCGTTGGCCGGAAGTGCTCTTGTCCTGGAGCGGGCCGCCAACGTCAACGTAGGTGATGCCCAGGACAATGTTCTGGATCGTCGTCACGCTGACCCCGTGGGCCTCGGCCAGCTTGCGGTACGTCGAGCCCTTGTCGTACTCCTTGCGGATCGCCATGACCGCCTGCTTGGTGAACGTCTGGGGAGCCTTCGGCCGTGTCGGCGGCACCTTGTCGGCTGCTTTCGGCGCGGCGGACTTCTTCGTCGTTTTCTTCTTCGTCGCGGTAGCCATTCTGTTCTCCTGGTTGGAAATCTTCCGCCTGTACAACTGTAGACTTAGATAGAACTGCCGTCAACAGCTAGTGCGGTTTGTAAACCACGACTTCGCGGTCGGTAATGTCTCCGAAGTGCGTGCGGACAAGGAGTTCAACGTGCCGCCACTCCAGCCCGCCGAGACCGCAGCCGAGTGCCGGCATTGCAAGGCTCTTGATCCCCGCTGTGTCGATGAACTTCCGCAGGTTCAGCAGCCCCTTCTCAACCCACGCTTGTCGGCTGGGCTCACGCCAGTGCAGCTTGGTAGCGCAGTTGATGATGTAGAGGGGGCCGTCGGCCGGGTCTCTCTTGAGGAAGTTCTGCCGGTTGCAGACCAGCAGCCCTCCCGGCTTCAGCGTCTTCTCCCGGCAAGCCTTTGCGTAGGCGAAGAAGTTCTCCGGGAACCTCTGCTTGAACTTTTCCGCCACCCCTGCGCCCATCACCCCCACGCAGTTCACGGGGTTGACCAGGGCGACGCTTTTGTCTTTGAGCAGGTCACCATCCTTGTAGACAATCATCGAGGGGGCACCTTAAAAGCGTTTAACGATGCGGACAAGGACCGAATAAACGGTCACAACGAGAACAACAGGCCACACCAAAGCGCAGACGGCGTTGAAGCGCAGCGGCAGGTACTCCTCGGTGCAGTGGAACCAGACGAAGTCGGTCAGGGAGAAGGCCGCAACAACCCCCGCTCCGTAGACGATCAGCACGGTCTGTAGCAGAGCTAGGTCCATTAGAAATCCTTGAAGTCAAAGGCGTCTTGGAAGGCGTGCAGCTTCTCGTGGTCGCGGCGTGACAGCGCAATCAGGTTCTCCCAGCGGTTGTCGAAGCGGTCCCCATTCAGGTGATGCACGTCGAAGCCGGCAGGCACCGGGGCTCCCGTCATGTGGCAGTAGACCAAGCGGTGGACCAACAGGTGCTTCCGTTCTTGCTTGTGCCGCAGCAAGACCCGGAGTCTGTCGTTGGTACGCCCGCCCCCCATCATCCGCAGGGGTTTGTCCCTGCTCAGCACTTCCCAGTAAGGGGGCGTTTCGAGCTGCCGCACGACGACCAGCCCCATCCTCTTCAGCTCTAGGAAGAACAACTCGGCCCCCGAACAGCAGATTGTCGTTGGTTGGTCCACCTTCCACTCCCTGTTTGGTGAAAAGTATTCTACCTAGTTGTGCAGGTAGCTGTCGTCTTCTTCGGAAATGACCAACCCCACCCACCGTTCTCCGTCTTCGCCTTGCTGCACAGAGATGGCGCATTTCTTGAGCTGCATGGCCCTTTCGACGAACTCCCTGAGCATGTCGCTTGCGTCTTTGTCGGTGCTCTGCATCACTAAGCAGAGGTTGTCGGTGCCGTCGGGAGCTACCCCAACAATGATCCTTATGTTGGCCATCGCGCGTCCTGTTGGTGGTTGTTTTCTTTCAGAGAAATGGCGGGGCTTCAGGAAGGGCTCTCACCCTTTTTCTTCTTCTCCATAGTCCTGACAGCCGCCGCCTTGATGGCCCTGACGCAATACTCGTTCATGGACCTGCCGTCTTCCTCGGCCGCTTGTTTCAGCAAGTCGTAGGTCAGCTTGGGCATCCGCACAGTCACTGCTTCACGCTTCATGGTTACTCCTGGGGATTTCTTTTCAGAGAAATGAGAAGGGGAAAGGTTACTAGCCTTCGGCTTTATTAGTCGTTTCCCAGTGCTTTGTTCGCCGCGTCGATGGCGGCGTCGTACGGATGCTTGCGGTGTTCATCGCCCACGATCCGCACGGCAGCCTCGCGGAGAACGCTCAAGTCCTCTCTCTTCACCGCGACGTACTCGCCGGGGTCGCGGTTGCGAATCGAGAGCAACTGGTCGCGCACGATCGCCCAGCGAGACTCCGATTCCACGCTGTAGGCGTCGCGGGCGTGGTGAGCGGCGTTGGCAATGGCGGCGTCAATTGCCTCGCGATCCCCCTCCGTCAGCTCCACCACAACGGGGGCTGCGGACCCAACCTCCGCCAGCAGATGATGGCATGATAGATGTTGCTGTGCTGATCTGGCCGTAGCTCCACAACAGCGGGGGGCTCGGTGGCCGCTTTCAAGCAGGCGCGGAGGGCTTCGGCTCGGTCGTGACAGAACTCCAGTTGGCAATCTTCGCCGTCTTCCGGCGTCGCGTAGTCGTCGATGATCGCTTCCACGATCGCCCGTTGTTCCGGCGTCATGCGTCACCCCCTTCGTTCCTGTTGTTGTTGGTTCACTCCGGGCGCTCACGCTTCCGGCTCAACAGACCCTTTGACCAGATCCCTCCCCGTCGCTTCCCGCTCGACGCGAGCGGGGACGGGAATATTGGCCTCGATGAGCACCTTGCGGGCGTAGGCCGCCTGGCCGAGTAGCGTCAGCCGCTTCGCAAGGACGCTGGCGGCTTTCGTCGCAGAGTAACTGTGTCTCTCGGGCCCAGGTGCTTCCTTCGGCGTCCGCACGATGCGACGCTTGGACCTAAACCAGAAGGGGACTTTCCGTCCCAAGGCGTCGCCAATCTCTTGCCACCGACCACCGCATGGAGGAAGGAACCAAGAGGGGCCACTCAGGGAGTCGTCATCGCCGATTACCGGTTCAAACTCATAGACACCCGTTCTGCCGGAATAGTCCACCGCGTACCACTCCGCCCACTCCGGCCAGCCTTCCTGCCGCTTGATTGTAGGCGCGTCATTGTGTTCGTTCACAGTCAATCTACTCCCAAACAGGAATGGCGATGCGGCCCGTCGCTCGGTAGGGCGGGCTGGGGTTGTGGGGACAGAGCTTGACATCCTCGGCGAGACGGACCACCTGATAGCCTTTGTCGTCAGTGGTCTCTACTCCAATAGGGATGTCGGCACAGTAATGCCACTTTTCGGGAGCCTTCTCTTCGGGCATCGGTCCGTCGAGACGGCGGTGGACTTCGTAGTCCCTAAGATCGGTTCGGTGGTGATCGCCGTCGCTCCCGTTGTTGCGGATGCAAACGACACGGCCGTCGGGTGTGAGTCGCCTCAAGAGTCGGTTTTGACCGCAGAGGCTGTACGACACTTCGTAGTCCCCCGGATCGCAGTCGGCCAAGGTCAGGCGATTTTTCGTCTGCTTGTATGTCAGGGAAACCAACCGCCTTTTTGTAGTCATCGTCTTCTCCGTTTCTGTTTAGGGGTTACTTTTCGGCCAAACGCCTACGGGTAAGGTCTACCTGACTTTGTCGCACGTCTACGCCAATCGCGTCCCTGCCCAGCCTCTTCGCTACCGCCAGGGTCGTTCCACTGCCGCAGAACGGGTCGAGAACAACCCCACCCGGTGGACAGAACGACTTGATGAAGAACTCGGCCAGCTTTTCGGGGAAGGGGGCTTCGTTCTCACTGGCCAACCTGGACCCAATGTTGCCGCCACCCACCGCGCCGCAGTCAATCACGTTGCCGGGGTTGGCCAGCTTGGGTTGCCGGTAGCCCGCTCCTTCTGCCCGCTTCCCCCCCTTGGTGCGGTGGGTTGGTCGCCCCCCCGGTTCGTACTTGGGGGCGTGCCCCATCGCCGTGTTGTCGCTCCAGGGGAGCTTTCTTTTGGACGAGCAGACGATCCACTCGTAATCACTGCGGAGCCAGTCTGGCCCCCCGCTCCCCGGTATGCCATTGCGCTTGTAGACGGGTGGGTTACGCAGCGGCACGCCCCTCTTCAGCAGTTCGGCCATCAACAGCACGGGAGCCGCCGACCACCGGTAGTTCCGCGTCGTCCCCGCAACCACCCACGCTACAAGTCCCTCGCTCACCCTACAGCACTCGACGTACCTGTCGGCGCACCACTGGACCCAGGCGTCCCCCTTCAGCGTGTAGTCAATGCCGTAGGTCCGTGCGTCTTCGTAGGGTGGGGACGTAAACACCAAGTCCACGCTGTCCGTCTTGCGTCGCTTCAGGTCAGTAAGGCAGTCGCCCAGGATGACACGCATCGTTGTCAGTCTCGTTCGGGGTAGGGGACAGACGTGCGGGGGCGTTCCGGGACACGAAGCAGTTCCTGGAGCAGACTGATCTGGCTTTCCAAGATGGTGACTTTGTCGAGCAGAAGCGTCCTGTTCTTCCTCAAGACCGCAATCTTCTCTTCAACGGCTTTCTCCAGGGCCAGCTTGGGCCGCATGTTGGAGTCCCTGTCTTGGGGCGGTTCGTGGTGGTGCTGTAGGGCCATGTTGGCTCCTTGGGGTCGGCCTGCATTGTACAGGGAATGATTACCGTTGTCCAGGAGGGTGTACTGGATTGATGGTATGGGGCAATGCCGCCTGGAAACAGAGTACCGTGCTGGCGACTGTGGCGCAATGGTTAGCAGTGGCGTTAGCTAAAATGTGTATTTGTGAATGGCTAGGAAGGTACTCCCCTCACCCCCTATCCCCCCCTCTCTAAATCCGACCGACCCGACCGACCCGACCGACCCGACCGCTCCATCCGTGGAGGCTCTACCGCCTGCTGCTGGGCTGCTCAGCGCGGAAGCTGTGCGTTGTGGAGCTGGGGTGGTCGAGCGTGTACACCCCCTCTACATCGTAGAGCTACTGAGCAACTAGCGACAAATTTGTCGTGCTTTGTGTGTCGCGATTCTAAGGTCTGATGTGTAGACAAAAGAAAACCCGACGTGTTAGGCCGGGTTGCGTGATTTACATTCAGTCGGGTTGTGTGATTTACATTCAGTCGGGTTGTGTGACTCCGCACGCTTGGAGGAAAAGTTGTTGATTAAATCTCGGGTTTGTCGATGCGAGAAAACTGCTGATTTTCTCGGCGATTTTGCGGTGTTGTTGTTGTTTTGCAGACGAAATTAACAAGCCGTCGCGGTCTGTAGCGTCCATCGGGTCGGGCGGGGCAGCCGCTGCTAGCACTTCCGCCAGCGACACAAAGTGTTGTCGAGTCAACATGCTATCGGACTCCTGGAAGGTGTGAAGCTTGCCGCGCCAGGGCAAGAAAAACTGGGTCTGTGCTTTCAGCCGTAACAACCAAGCCGGCCACGATCACCTGGCCGCCCGTGAGGTCTACCGTTTCGCTCACCCGCCAGCCGTCCGGCAGCGTCGGCAAGCGCGCTAACCCGCGAGCCGGCAAGGGTTTGCCCAACATCTGGCCGATCCTGCGCCAGCAGCATGCCAAAACTTGAGCGGCGTCGTCGGCGCTGCCAGCAGCAACCAGCGGGCGGCAGGCCCACAGCACAGCAGCACGACGGCTGGCCCATGCGGCGTCCCCCAGCGCTGCGGGCAGCACTAGAGCGGCCGCCGCGTCGCGTTCTCGCACAATTGCGGCGACGTGGGGATGCTTCATTCTAGCCCCCCGTTGCTGCCGCAAGCCTCGGCCGGGAACAGCATTTTAACCGGGTCACACACAACCGCAGTCCCCAAATCGCCGGGCAACGGGCGTCCGGTAGACCCGTCGGGGTTATAGTTTAAAGTTAGCACAATTGTTTCCTTGCCGGGGGTCTAGTTGCAAACGACAGCAGCAAAACGGTCTAGTTCGGGGAACTTGGCCGCGCGCCAAGCCTTGGCCACAGTGCGGCCCTCTGCTGTGTCGCCCGTGATTCCCAGCGCGCGAATGAAGGCGCTGGTGCCGGGTTTGCAGTTGCCGACCGCGTAACTGTCGGCCGGCCGTAAAGCTGGGGCCCGACGGGCGGCGCGCAATGTGTCCGCGATGCGCTTGCGGCGGGCTGCGGCGCGCTGTGCGTCACTGGCGGAGCGGTCTAGTTGTTCGCGCATGCGCCTGGCGTTGCTGCTGAGCCGGTTTTGAATCTGCGCCTCGACGATTGCTTCCGGCTCGTCGCGGTTTGCATGGTAGAGGTCTGCGCTGTGCGTTTCGCTGTTTCCCCAAGCGTAAACCCAAATCGGCAGAGAATCGCCAAGGCTGCGCGCGCTGAAGCGGTAGACCATCAGCGCGCCGAACAACCGCCAAGGCTCCAGCGGGCCGCACGGCACGACAGCGGGCCCGGAATGTTGGAGCGTCCTGCCGCGCCATGCTTCCGGGCGGCCGCGCCGCAGCAGGACGCGAACGGCGCGGGTCGCGGCGAGGTCTGCGCCTTCCTTCCGGCACAGCGGGACGAGGTTTTCTTGCCGCGTTGTGTGATGGTTCCGCAAATGCCGGGGCGGAACGACGAAACAATCGTCCGGCGCGTGATGTCGCGGCAGTTCGCCAAGGTCAAGGCGCAGCAAGGCGCGGCGCTGGAGTTTGACCCGTTCGACATTCCAAAGGCCGAGAGCGTCGGGCGCTGCGCCACGCTGCGCCGGTTGCCAAGTCGGCAAGTCGGCAGCCTTCGGGACGCGCCCCGGTTTGGCCAGGGTTGCCGTGACCAGCACACCAGCGCGGCGCGCTTGGCTGCAGGGTTGCGCGATCCCCAAAACAGCTTGGTGAGCCGGGAGAGTTCCATCGTCGTCACGTTCGCCGCGACGCCGCCAGTACCGCAGCGCGGCAATCAGTTGCGCCGCGCCGGTGATGCTCTTGTTGCCGCGCCAGCGGCAGGCGCCGCGCGGCGACAGAGCTGTTTCAAGCTGCTCGGCCAGCTTGACCAGCTGCGCCGTCGCGTTGTCGGCCTCTGCCCATGCTGTGCGGAATGTCGAGAGCCGCGCCAGCAGGTCGGCCAGCTCGTCTGGCGTTGTCCCGCCGGGCGCTGGCGGCGCGCTGAGCTGTGCGACTTTCTGCCCAAGGCCGCGACTGGCGGGCGGCAAGCGATGATTGCAAGAGACGCTGCCCGCTTCCTCCGCCAGCGCGTGACGATGGCACGCGATGGCATGCGCCAGCACGGCGCGGCGATGGAGTTGCGCGACGATGCGGTTTGCTTTGTCGGCTGCTTGTTGCGGGCTGTCGCCACGCTGGGGGGCCGCAATCCGCGCGACGGCTGCGGCTTGGGCTGTGCAAAGCGCGGCCAAGCGGGGCAGGTTTGGAATCCGGCAATGGTCGATGGTGCGCATGGTAAACTCGGGGGTTTGTTGGTTGTTGGTTGTTGGTTGTTGCGGAAGAGATCAGCAAGCGGAGCAACTGCGTTCGGCGGCGTCGGCGACGGCCGCGGCCACCCCGTCGTGGTCGGCTCGCGCGTAGCAAAGTTGCCAGCGCAAACCCTCGCCAGATCGCACGGGGCGGGCAAAGACTGCCCAGCCGAGCGCGCCGAGCCGCATGGCGTCGAGCGTCGAGAGGGGCCGGCGCAACTGAACCTTGCCGCCCGCTGTGTGCTCGCGGGTCAGCGTTGTGGCGAGCGCTTCGATCGCGGCCAAGCTGCGGGCGGGGCGCGTGGTGGGGGGCAGCAGACGCATGAAAGAGACTCCTTTGCTGGGGGCCCGCTGGGGGGCCGATGGCGGCCCGATGAGCGGGGCCGCGTCGCTGAACTGTTTAGACGTTAGACGAGGCCAGAAACTCTGTCAACCCCCCTGGACAGATTTTTTTAGGCTTTGCGACATTCTCAAAAAACTTTGTCTAGGGGGGTTGACAACGCAGGGGCAGCGGTTGACAATGCGAGCGGACGCGGGGTCGGGAGTTACCGGCCGGCAGCCCTTTCCCCAGGGGGGTTCGGGCAGCCACATGCGGCCAGCCGCAGCTTCGGGGGTCTGCAGCCCCCAGGCGGGGGGTACACGCGCGATAGCCCCACCCCCTAATAGTCGCGTTCCCGCCAATGCGCGCGCCATGCCCAGGTCCTAATAGGCCCTTCTTGCTGTGCTGTGGCGGGCAGCCTATGCCGCCCCTCGGCCGTTCTGGCGGGGGCATGTCCTGGTCGAGCCGTGGGCCAATAGAACGAGGGCTGCGAGAAGGGCCCCCAGCCACGCCAGGATGCGTTCCGCGGGGAAGGGTGGGTCAGGACAGCCTAGCGCAACTTGAGTTGCGCCTAGGGCAGCCTGGGGCCTTGGGTGCGCAACTTAAGATGCGCCCACCCCTCGGGCAGGGGACGGCGCGAAAGGCCCCCGAGTAGGATCGTTGCTATCGCCATCGCTCCCCCACAGAGAGCCCCCCGATCTCCCCCTTGCACAAAAACCCGCCCCCTGCCGCAGAAGACAGAGGGCGGGTCGCATAGCTGCCTACCAGCAGTTCCAGCCTACCAAGGTTGGGCAGCCGTGTCACGGCTAGGGCTAGACTTAGAGACGCAGTCTCGCCCTCTGTGGTTCGCTGAAAAGTATTCGGCTACTTGCCCAGCACCTTGCGGGCTGCGGCTTGGAGCCGGCTGGACAGCATGAACTGGTGGCCAACACGGGAAGCGGTGCCGCCACGGACCTTGCGTAGAGCGCGGGTCACGGTGCCACGGTGCTTGCCTAGGCGACGGGCAAGGCCGGCGGCGGTGGTGATCTTGCCGCTGTCCCCAGCGACCGGCTTGAGCTTCTTCATGACCCAGTTCCTTGGTGGTGCCCCCCCTAGTTTCTCTGAAAAGAAAGGCAGGGGCAACCGGGAATACTTTTCGGCTAGGTGGGTCGCGGCAGCAGCTTCTGTCTCAAGCCAATCCTGTGCCGACGTAGTGCATAGACCGCAGGCAAGCAGCGACCTTGGGGTTAGGCTCCGGGCTGGGCTTGGGGTTGGGGTTGGGATTCATGGGCTTTCTGGCGAGCAAGGGCGTGCTTCATCTTGATGGCCAACAGCGCCCCTTCGAGGTACTTGAGCAGCAGCATGTCTTCGGGGCCGAGCTTGGTGCGGTCGCTGTTGTTGGCGACGTGGTCCGCGATGGCGACGATCAGGTCTTCCGGGGCGGCGCGCCGGTGGTAGGGCAGGTTCTCGTAGTCGGCGACGCTGTAGACTGTTCCGTCGGTGGGCGGGTCTTCCGGCCGCATCCAGAAGATATGGAAGCCGGGGCCGTCGCTGTAGTGGATGATGCGGCTGTCGTTGGAACGGAGATTGGTTCCCTTGCAGAGCCGCTTACGCTGCTTGGCAGTGGCGACTGCTTTGTCGATTGCTTCGAGGGTGGCGTGCATGACGATCAGGCGGGGGTGGGGGCAGTGTAACGGGACATGGCTTGGACGAGCCGACGGACGTGGACCGTGTGGGGCTTGGGGCCTTTCCACATGCCCGAGCGAATCATCGTCTTGACGAGTTCAGGCGGGAGCAGTGAGGCCGCGTCGCGGTCATGCAAGTAGGCCCCTTGGTGGGGGTCGTTGATGATGTAGGGGCGGAGGGTTTCGCTGATTTGCTTGCGTGACATAGCGACCCCCGTGAGCAGCTCGTCGCGGATGAAGTTGTAATGGTCAGGGCCCTCCAAGCCTAAGTAAACGCTGTGCCCCTTCACGCCGGTGACGAGCACTTTCAGTTCTTCCTTGGTCCGCTCGTTGCGGATGATGACGGCTTCTTCGGGCTTGCGGTGTAGGCAGAGCATCGTGGTTCCTTCCTTGGTTGTGCTGAGAGAGAGAGAGAGATTAGCCCCACGGGGAATCGAACCCCGATCTGCTGACTGAAAATCAGCCGTCATAACCATTAAACTATGGGGCCACTTCGCTACCGCAGGGATGCACGGAGCAGGGCGACTAGCTGACGCAGCTTGCCCGCTGCTTCACGTTCTTGGGCGTCTTCCTTGCTGGCCTTGATTGCTTGCTCGTTGAGGTTCATGGTCGCCAGACGGGCTTCGGCGAGCCAGTTGTGCAGGCCGTCCCTGCCGATGAACTCGGCCGAGATGGTGACGTGACCGGCAAGGGTCGGGCCCAGCGTGCTCAAGGCGAAGACGTTCGTGTGGCAGCAGAGGAAGGCGTCCCCGTCCCAGTAGCCGACGTAGGGGCGGTCATACCCGCTGACGACTTCGGGGGGCAGGATGCAGTCGCCCGTCAGGACTCCGTTGTTGTGCAGGATGGTGTTGTTGGGGATGGTGGACAGCAGTTCTTCTTCGGTGAGGACGTGCAGCGGTTCGGGGATGGCGACGAGCACGACGCCCATGCCGTCACTGCCGTCTGATGTCTCGGCGCTGGTGTCTGACTTCTACGCAGCGTAGCGAAGTGACCCCCACAAGAAGTAGAAGGGCTCCTTGAAGAGAGGGTGAGGCAGCTTGAACTCGGCGCGGCACACGTTGGTGTAGGGGTTGGGCCCGTCGTCGCAGCCCCGGACGTGGTCGGCGATGGTCAGTTGCTTTTCGGTTGTTGCGGTCATTGTTCGGTTTCCTTGTGGATGGCGTCGTGCAGGCCGTCGATAGCCGCCTGCAAGACTTGGGGGTTAGTGGGGAAGTGTTTGGTGCAGAAGTCTTGGATGCGTTGCTTGAGCCGATTCAGGTCGCGGGTGAAGTCGGGTAGACGGATGCCGGCTTGCGGTACGTCGGCGATGCGGACAAGGATTTCTTCTTCGTTGAGGCGGTTGCAGGTGAGCACGACGCCTTTACGCTTCGCCCACTGGATGAAGCAGATTTGCAACGTCCTGGTGGTGCTGGTGGCGGGGAAGTCGATCCCCCTACGGATCAAGTGCTCTTGTCCGTCGGCGTACTTCTCGTAGGGGAACCGATAGACGCCTTGGCTGGTGCCACGGGGCATTACCGTTCTCGGGGTTTGGTGATGACGTAGGTGAACCGCTTCTTGGCGCGGGTCAGGGCGACGTACTTGAGATTGCGCTCTTGCTGGATGTCGGTAGCGTTGGGGAAGGGGAGCAGTTCGGGACGCACGAGGAACACGTTGTCACGCTCCTGCCCCTTGGCCTTGTGGACCGAGCTGAAGGTGTAGGTCGGCTTGGCGTCGTCGAACACGGCGTTGATGGCGGCCAGGACCGTGGGCTCGTCGGCGTCGGCGGAAGGGATCAGGATTTCCAGTGCGTCGAAGCGGTCGTTCATGGCTTGCAGGCGGTTCTCTTGGCCGGGGTTGCCGAGCTTGGCCAGGGCGGCGGCGCGGGCCTCGAACAGAGCCTTGTAGTTGTCCCCGTCATTCTTGGGGGTGACGTGGTTCTTGTAGAGGGCGCAGAGGGAGCGACCGATGTCACGGCCAAGCACGCGGGCGTTGCGGCCCTTCTTGATGAAGGCGAGGCAATGAGTGATCAGCGGGGCGACACAACGGCACAGGACCATGTCACCCGGTTGGACGGCGTCGAAGAACTCGGCTTCCTCGATTTGAGTCACTTCACCCGCTTCGGCTTCCGGCTTGGCGGCCAAGTGGGGGACGTAGGTTTGAGCCGCCTTGACCACGTTGGTGGGGCAGCGGTAGGTAACGGACAGGGGGAACTTTTCGCAGCCGAACCGCTCGATGATGCGGGGCGTCGCCGAGGGGTCAGCGCCGCGGAAGGCGAAGATGCTCTGGTAGGGGTCGCCCACGAACAGGAAGCGGGTGTTCGGGTGTTGGTTGTGGTACTTGGTGAGCAAGTCGATCTGGCAGGGGTTCAGGTCTTGGGACTCGTCCACCATCACCCAGTCGTAGGCGGGGAGCTGGATGGCGTCGTCGATGGTCGGCAGGTAGAGCATGTCGTCGAAGTCGATGGCGTGACCGCTCAGGCCGTCCCGGAAGACAGCCAGGATGTCCCCGGCAAAGCCCTGCGCCCAAGAGACGGGGTAGTTCTCGTCGCAGGCCATGTCTTCGAGGGCTTCCAGACAGTCTTCCATCGACACTTCGTCGGGGTGCATCCCGGCGTTCTTCCACCACGCGATGATCGTGGTCGCCATGCCGCTCACCTTGCGGAACTCCTCGAAGGGGACGGTCTTGCCGAGGCGGGCCTTGAGCAAGTTGCCCGTCTTGTACTGTTCGACGACGAACCGCTTCACCTTGCCCGAGCCACGCAGCGCAGCGAAGCCGAAGCTGTGGGTCGTCGAGCACTCCATGTTGTTCGGGCGGTCAGAGCGGTTCAGCACTTCGGTCTGCATGTCTTTGGAGAAGACAAGGTAGAGGATCGACGGCGGCTGGATGGCCTTGTTGCCGGCGCTGTTGAGACGTGCGACGGGGCGGCAGAAGCCGGCGGCCTTCATGATGGTGGTGCTTTTGCCGCTGCCGGCAACGGCGTCCACAAAGGCGGCTTGCGTGTCGCCGTCCGCTACCCAGCGGAAGACGGCTTCCTGGTAGGGGCTGGCGTTGAAGCCGAGGGCCCGCATCCGGGCGATGCGCACGTCGGTGTCGGGGCTGGTTGTGGCGGTGGCCATGGTCATGGCTATCTCTTGGGGGGAAGTGGTGGGATGTCCTTCTCGACCTGCTTCACTACGCCCGCAGCCTTGTCCATGGCTTGCTGGGCGGCCTCGATTGCCTTCTGCGCTTCGACCAGTACGTCCTTTGGGTCGAGTGGCGGCTGTTGGGGGTAAGGGATCATTGCGCGTTGCGGAAAGCCTGGGCGGCAGACTCGCCGAGCTGCGCCAGGGTCTTGTTGACGGCGTCGGTCTGACTCTCGGCGGACTGCCGGTTGTGCTGCGTCAAGGCGGTCAGTTGGGCCTCGATGACCGCCCCTTCGGCGCGTAGTCGATCCACAGACTCGCGCAGCTTCATCAGCTCGTCGGCCAGCATGTCGGCCTTGGTCTCCAGCTCCTCGTCCAGCTCGTTGACGGTCGCCTGAACGCGGTCGTTGCCTTCTTCGACGCTGCGGGCCACGCCGGCGCAGGCGGCGTTGGTCGAAGCAATGGCGTCCATGATGCGTATGTAGCGACGGCGGAAGACTTCAAACATGGGGTGTTTCCTGGTAGGGGAAGAAAGGGAAGAAAGCCGGCTTCGCAGCCCCGGCCGGCGCGGGTTCAGTCACAGGACTCAGCCGTCGGGCTGCTACACGTCGATGGCTTCGGGCAGCTCGGCGGCGGCCACGGGCTCGATAACGGCGAAGCGGTAGAAGCTGTACGCCTTGACCGTCTGGGTCCGCTCGGCAACGTCTACACGCTTGATTTCCAAGACACGGCCGTGGGTCATCTTGGCCCTGCCGCCCTCTTGGAACTTGAGGCGGTCGATGATGGCCGCGTCGATGGCCTTCTGTTCGTCCTTGATGCCCTGCATCATCTTGGCGAGGGACGACGCCTTGGCGGCTAGTTCCTCACGCTTCGACACAAGGGTTTCAACCGACTTGGTGATCTTCTGGCACATAGCGATTCCTTTGCGTGTGGTGGTTGGTGGTGGCGGCAGCGGACCCTAGAACTTCCCGATGTCGGCGGGGTGGTCGGTGGTGATGACAGCGCTGGTGCGACTGCCGTCCGTGTTGTGCCGCCGGTTACAGCCCCGCGGTCAATCTGGGACCCCGCGGTTCGCTGTGCGGGTTAGGTCAGCCGGAACCGTCACCGTCGCCGTAGCCGTAGCCGGAGTCGTATCCGTATCCGTATCCGTATCCGGAACCGTCGCCGTAGCCGGAACCGGAGCCGGAGCCGTATCCGTATCCGTATCCGTATCCGGAACCGTTGCCGTAGCCGGAACCGGAGCCGTCGCCGTCGCCGTCGCCGGAACCGGAGCCGTCACCGTCGCCGTCGCCGTCGCCGGAACCGGAGCCGTCACCGTATCCGTATCCGTATCCGGAACCGTTGCCGTAGCCGTAGCCGGAGTCGTAGCTAATGGTCGCGATCATTTCCACGCCCCCTTGCTGTCGCGGCCACGCAGATTCGCAGCGGCCTCATCGCTGCACTCGATCACCGTGCAGGCGTTGACCACCTCGACCGAGCCGCATGACGCCCCGGAAAACTTCCCGTCGCTCGCGCCGTAGCGGGCAACGTCGATCAGCGTCCCGCCTTGTGCGGCCTTCCACGACCACAGTTGCCTCGCGTCGCGGAGCATGACGCAATCCCCGTCGCGGCCGAGGAACTCGCCGAAGATCACACCGGCGTCGCGGCTGCGGACGATCACCGGCTTTCCGATGCGGGCGTCGGTAGGGCTCGTCGCTGCGGTCGGCGTCTCGTCGATCATCGCAAGAAGACGTAAGAGTTGGTCAAGCTTGCTCATGCTAGATCCTTTCTAGGGTCTGTTTCGTGGGGGGCGTCCTTGCCCGGGTGGCGGTCCGTCGTTGCGGGGTCACACAAGCAGCGGCAACACCTCGACTGCCACCTTGTCGGCCCGTGGTATGTGGGCGGTGATGCCCCGCGTCGTCAGGGCATCGCCAACCACGGGTCACACAGCAGGGCGTCGATGCTGTAGCCGGGGTACCGCGTTTCGAGGGCTTCGGACCGAGCACTTCGCGCCGCACGCTTCAAGTTCATCTTCAATCTTCATGCCAACACCTGGGGGATGGGGGTTTGAGCATTGTCCTCTTCGTCGTCTGCCTCTAGGCAGGGCGGGCAGAGATAGACAACGTGGTCGCCGCGAGGGTTCGTGGTGCTGACAACAGGACCGGGCCAGATACGCTCGGTCAGGTTCTCGGTGGCGTCGCAGACGACGCAGGACGGCGGGTAAGGGGTGTCGTCGTCGCTGGGCAGGAAAAACTCGAAGTCGGGGACCATGATCGGCTCGGGGTAAGGGGGCCGTTGTCGTCAGTAAGCACCGTCTCGACACTAACCATTTTACACGGGGGTGTATTACCTTTGCAAGCCCACTCCGGTTTTTCTGAAAGAAAAGGGTTGGGGGTCAGCCGCAAAAGGGCCATAGCGTAGACGTGGGGGGAGTCGTTCTTGCGCATGGTTTGCTCCGCTCAGTCGGGGAGTTCGGCGACGCGGAAGATTTCTTCGACGACGGGGGACAGGCTGTATTGGTACATGGGCTGGCCACGCTTGTTCTTGGCGCGGGGGATTTTGCGGCGGGTGGCCAGGGACAGGTCGCGTAGGTCGCGGAGCGTGCGGTAGGCGGGGGACATGGGGATGTCCAGGGCTTCGCCAAGGCCCTCGATGGTCAGTCCCCCCTCGGCGTCGGCAAGGGCTTGTAGGGCGTCTCGCTTGATGCCGTAGCTGGTGTCCCAAGCCACCTTGGCGCAGATGTCTAGAGCGCGCTTGCCGACGGTCTCTTCCCCGAACACGATGGTCAGGGACTGAGCCAGCTTGGCGAGTTGCTTGGCGACGCGGGTCGGGGCTTCGGCGCTCCCTTCGTACTTCGCCACGCCGTGCTCGTCGCGGGACACGCGGGAACGGGACATGGCCACTACCTTGGCCAGCGCGATGATGCGGGCCAGGGACGCTTCGGGAATGGTGGGGATGGCGTCGAAGTTTTCGATTAGGTGGGTCACGAACGAGCAGACTGCGGCTTGGCGGTGACGCTTGCCCTCACGGTCTTGCGCAGCGTCCATGCCGGAACGCAAGGCGGCCATGATGGCCTTGTCGGACGCTAGGTTCGTCTTGCCGGCTAGTTCGTACTTCAGGAAGCGTTCTCCTAGGTGGCTGTGGCCTAGCGTGTGGATTTCGGGCGTCACCCCCGCCACTACTGAAAAGTAACCCCGGTAGGAGCGGGTCACGTTGTTGCCAAAGGTGCGTTCCACGCGGCCGTCGTAGGCGTCGCGCATCAGGCCGTAGAGCGTTTCGAGTTCTTGCGCCGGTAGGGTGATGACGGTGGTGTAGTCCTTCAGGACGAGACACTTTGGGGGGTCGGTGACGCGGGCCAGGATGGACGGGTCGTCGTCGCCGCAAGCGAAGCCGGAAAGGAAAGAGCGGGATGTCATCGACGTTTCGTAGACGACGTGGTCTTCCGATTCGGTTAGGGTTTCCAGGACCAGGGACTTGCCGCTGCCGCTGGGGCCGATCAGGAACATCCAGAGGGGGTCGCCGGGGATTTCCTTGGACAGCACGGTGGCGCAGGCGATGGCGAGCCCTTCCCGCATCTTGTCCGTCATCTCGACGCCCGTCTTGGTGAAGTCACCCTGGACGGCGTTGAAGCTGGTGCGGTTGAGACGGGGCAAGGGGGTTGATTCGCGGGACGCCAGGGCTGCGCCGACGGTGGTGGCTTCGGTCAGGTCGTACAGGTCACGCCAAGCGATGAACGCCTTCTGGTTGGTCTGCGAGACGTAGTCGGCCACGTCGTAGCCTTGGGCGTAGCTCTCGGGCCACGTCACGGCGCGGACAGGGTAGGACTGGTTCAGCTTGCGTAGGCCGTCCAGGGCCTTCCTGAGCCCCGTGTCGCCCGCTTCGTCGTGGTCGAAGAAGAACGTGACCGGCTTGCCGGCAAGGGCTTGCAGGAAGCTGTCGGGGGTGTTCTGGGCCCCGCACAGGCCGACCACGGCGTATTCCTTGGCGTCGCGGGACACGGGGACGCGGGACAGCAGCCACTGGAGCGACAGGGCGTCCCACACGCCTTCGCAGACGAGGATTTCGTCGCACCGCTCTTGCTGGTTGGGGCCGAGCGCCCGGCTGTTCCAGGGGTGCAGGTTCAGGTTGGGGGTGGGGCAAGCAAAGGGCTTGGCGGCTGCCGGGTCGTAGCTCAGCAGGTTGGAGATCGCCCCCTCGGTGTTGGTGATCGGGATAAGCCAGCGGCCCGTCAGGGGGTTCCAAGCGAGTTCTTCGTAGGCAGACGCGGGGACGCCTGCGCCGACGGAGTGGGTGCGTGTGTTGCGGTGGTCACGCAGGGCGACGAGCTGGTCGGGCTTGGTGGTGGCGCAGCACTGCGCGTAGAGGGAGTGCAGGAACGTGTAGACGTTGCCCTTCTTGCCGCAGCGCTTGCAGTCCCAAGAGCCAGGACTGCCCTTCTCGCTTTCGCCTTCGACGCGGATGTAGAAGTGGCCCGGCTTCTCGCAGAAGGGGCAGTCGGCCACCGCGTGCCCGTTGGAGCGGACCGGGTTCTTGGGGTCTACGTTGACGCCATGAAACGCGAAGATCGACAGGACTTGTTCGGGCGTCTTGGTCTTGGACTTGGCGGTGGCAGTCGTGCTCATTTGATTCCCTTGTGTTTTTCGTATTCGAGGGCTTCGCGTTCTAGCAGCTTGCGGAGCAGAGCGGCGAGACTGATGCGGTCCTTGTTCCAAGACTTGTCGTCGAGCAGTTGCATCACGCGGACGTGGAGAACCGGGTCGATTTCTGTCTTGATCGTTTTGGGCTTGAGCGCTGTGCTGAGGGGTTCGAGGAACTGGCGGCGGCGTCGGTCGCGGGAATGGTCGTGAGGCATGGCGATTCTCCTTCCGCCCAGGACACGCGGCAGAGCTTAGCGTCCACGGGGGTGTCGGTGTTGATGGTTTGACCCACGGCGGCCATTTTTTGTTGGAGCACGGGAAGGACTTGCGCTAGGTAGGTCGCGTTGTCCAGCAGGTCGAAGACGAGTTCGTCGTGGACGTTGAGCACGAGGCGGCAGTCGTTCCAATCCAGGGGGCTGTCGGCGTCGAAGTAGAGGCTTGTCATGGCCCGCTTGACGAGTTCGCCGGCGGTGCCTTGGACGACGTAGTTGACGCCTTTGTAGGCAGGCTCGGGGTGAACGCGGAGTTCGTAGCCAAACAGGGTGTGGATTGAACCGGTGCGTTGCACGCCGGCAATGACGCCGTCCATGTAGGCCCGTGCGCCGGGGAACTGCTTGCTGTACTTGTTGTAGGCTTCGGGGTCGCCGCTCGTCTGGGCGATCTTGTTGGGGCCTGCGCCGTACACAATGCCGAAGTTCACGTTCTTCGCGACACGGCGTAAGTGCGAAGGGATTTCTAGGTGGTTGGACAGATTGTAGCCATACATGCCGCAGGCTGTAAAGGTGTGGAAGTCATACCCTTCGCGGAACGAGCGGAGTAGGGCGGCGTCCTGAGAGGCGGCGGCGAACAAGCGTAGTTCGAGCTGGCTGTAGTCGATGCAGGCCCACACGCGGCCGGGGGCGGGGCCGAACAGCTTACGCAGGGGGATTTCCGGCTTCTTGCTGACGTTCTGCCCGTTGGGGTCGCGGGACGAGAAGCGGGTCAGGGTGATCCCCACCGCGTTGAAGCTGGGGAACAGGTAGAGGGGTTTGTCGGCGGGCCAGCGTTGTTCGGGGGCGGTGCGCCAAGAGCGTGAGGCGTAGCGCTCGCCGGCGGGGATGGCCGACGCTAGGTAGCCGAGGGCGTAGGTCACGCCGGTGCCATAGGACTTGTACCCGATGTTATCTTCGGGGAAGCCGTCCTTCTGTTCGTAGGTGACGACACGGCGCAGGAAACCGAGGGCCGCCGTTAGTTTTCTGGAAGAAAGGCGATGCAGGCGGGAACGGGGGGAGTAGTTGCGCTGGGTGATGTCAAGGGCGTCGGGACCGAGGTAGGAGAGGGCCAGTTCTTCGTCGCCGGCGTTGCGGGCCATCGCGTAGCGCAACAGAAGTTGCGCGGACTTGTTGTCGGTGGGTAGACCTGCGCCCTTCTTGGTCTTGGTGAGGATCGGCAGACAGAAGCCGTCTTCGCTGTAGTAGACCTTGGCGAGTTGTTGGCCGGATTGGCAGTTGAAGTCGGGGCCTGCTGCTTCGGGGCAGACGGCGGTGGCGTAGGTCTCTGCTGATTTCTTTTCAGAGAGGTACTTACGTCTCAGTTGGGTCACTAAGGAATCGGGGCTGTTGAAGTCGATCTGTTCTTGCTTGAGACGCACGCCTTGGGAGGACATGACCATTGCGCAGGGGAGCACGGCCATCTGCCGCTGG